CTCCCGGGAAGACTTTAGGTTTTGCATTCTCTATTTAAATGCTTGTCTATCCATAATCTTTCAATTATTTCTTTCCGCCTTTACCCTTCTTAGAGCTGCCAGACTTCTTACCTCCACATGCCATAATTAATTCCTCCTATTATTTAATTGTTTTAAGATACTGTCTCCAATTCTTCTTATTAGCCTTATAAGTCTTCTTTCTATCCTTAATCTTATATTTATCAAGATCTTCAGGCTTACGTGTTTTCAGATAATCAAAGTTATCATCGTTAGCATAAGCTTCCATCTCATAAGGAATAGTATAGTAAGCACTAGATGCAGGGTATATAATTGGGTTACCTTTAATCCATTCCCACACATAAGACCAATAATAACTTATCCATCTCTTTTTATCTTTAGCTTCATAGAGATGAATATTTTCATGATTCCAAGTAGTAGGCTTAATCTGAGATTCAGGTTTTCTACTTAACAAGTAACCACACCAGCTCATTGCAGAATAACCACTAAATGGATAGTGATCCATGTGTTTATATTCTACTTTATCTGCTTTTACTTTAGTAAATAGTTGTTTAACTATCCACCATGTTTCTTTAAACCAATTCATAATTATTTACTCTTTTTAGCTTCTGCGTTTGTCTTATTCTTAAGTGCTGTCTTAGCTTTTAATCTTTCTCTCTCCATTGCTGCTTTATCTTTAGCTGCTTGCAACTTCATTTCGTGATCCATTCTTTCTCTTTCAAGCTGATTTTTCTTATCTTCTATCTCTTTCTTCATCTTCTGCTCTCTAATCTTAGCATTGAATTCAAATTGTTTAGAAGCTTCATCAGATGCTTGCTTACGTTCAGCTAAAGCTTGTTGAGCTATCTCTACTGGATCTGGAATTCCATTACCGTCTTGATCCATATTCTCAGCACCTCTATAGGCATTAAGTTGAGCTACAGTAATCTTAGTAGCATTATCTTGATCTATCTTATATTTCTCAAGATCCATTTCTGCTTCTTTAATCATAAGCTCCTCTTCCTTAATCTCATTTTGCATCTGAATAGCTTGCTGTTCACGTTCTGCTTGAGCTTGTTCCATAGCTTGTTGTTGCTCCATACGTTTTTGCTCAATTTCCTCTAATCTAGACTTAATCATACTAATATTATCCATAGTAATGATTTCAGCTATATCAAGCAAACTAGCACCATTCTGCATAGCAGGTTGCATTAACTGCTTAAGTGTTTCTATATACTGTTGATTCTTGGTAGTATCTTCTATAAAGATATCAAAATCCTCATAAAGCATATCATCTGATAGCGTTAAGAATGCTCTAGTAGCATCATCTAATATATATTGTAGATGAGTTTTACTACCATCTTTCCAAGCCCATCTAGCAGTATTAAGTAGCATAGTTAAGCATTCTCTCTTTACCTAATTGTGTGTCCAGAACCAAGGTTCAGTAATATGAGCTGATTGTACTACAGAACGTTCTACATTACCTACCAATTCATTAGATGAAATAGAACCTTCTCTTTGCTTACTAACTCCAGATATCTCAGATAGCATACTTTCAATCTTATCCATAAGATTAATATACTAATCTATAGTATTAGCCATAGTAAGATCAAGTGCTGTAATCTAGTTAAACTGACTAGGTTTACCTCCCTCTCTACCAGGTATATCCCACCCTTCTTCGTATGGATTAATAAAGTTTACACCTAGAGCAGATAAGTAATGCATCCATTTAGATACATCTATATTCATAGATTTTGGTATCTAAGTAATATCCATGTTTACTACTTTACCTTTATCCCTAGCCATAGCAAGCTCAAGTCTATACCATAGTACAATATACATATACTGTAATGGTTTCATCATGCTTACTAAACTACGAGGTCTACTGTTTGTATTATTATACACTACCCCAGTATAAGGCAATCTCTGAGAGTTAGGATTATCAGATGAAGTATATTGATATTCTAACGGTTGTATTCCTATATATAGGTCTTCTCCAGCTCTATAGCCTTCCCATACTTCTGTAATCCATTTCCATTCTACATTAAGCTCCATTCCGGTTTCCTTATAGCTCTCGTCTACTTGGTACTCCTTAGGTTCTCCTAATTCAGGATCAATTATAGTAACAAAACCTATTTTCTTAAATGACTTCCAACAGCAATGCCATACCTTCACACTATTAGTACTATCAAATGGATTGCTGCTAAAACCATTAATGGTATGAGTTTTAATATGAGTGTAGTCTAAAGATGTCTTTCTTACTTCAGGATTTATACCGCCCTTAGAAGCCTAATCCATCATTTCCAATAGCTAGTTTAACTACTTCTCAGACATCTTATCGTATAATCTATCATATAGCTCAGTTACAGACATATTCATTTCATAACAGCACCATTCTGCATCATGAATGAATTCTAAGTCGGACGTTTCAGTATCATAATCAAAGTAGATAGGATTAACACGTTCTAAACACGGTTCTCCATTTAATATACCTACATAGTATATCTCTTCACCACCAACTAAAGCATCCTTCCAACCTTTGAAGAATTCATGAGTAATGTTTAACTTATTTTTTAAGTAATTAAGACTGTGATATGCAGTTACTTCTGCTATATCTTTATAGTCTTTACTCATGTATTTTTGTATCTACTAAGGAGTCATTATCTCACCATTCTGTAAAGCTTCCTAGTATCTAGCTTGTTCTTCAGGACCTAATTTACTCATTATAGTAGCCTGAATGTAATCTATTAAAAGCTATTTAGCTCTATCCTACATTTCACTAGCAGCTATATCACTTGTACGTACTACTCTGAAGTTGAATGGTCTTTTAGTTTCTTCTCCCAACAGTAAGTCTATTTTGGGCTTAATTATATTATAATCCTAAGCCATTGCAGGAAAGCCATCCTGCTGTTTAAAAGGATTAGTAACATACTTTAGATCTTTTTCATTGTATATACTATTATAAAGATCATAGTACGTCTGCATCTCCTCTCTGCGAGTTCTGTTATTACCATTTCTAGAACCTCCTAAACTACGGCCTATAACATAGTCTATACAACTTTCTTGCCAGTCTTTTGTCTTCTTAGACATAGGAAGTTTCTATATTGGCATTTGATTAATATTATTCATAATTAAAACATATATGCTTCGATATTATCTATAGCTTCGTCGTCACGAAACCATTCCTGAGTAAATATAGGGCCTTCAAACAGTACCCTATTTCTATTCTCTTTTTTAATCTCTTTTACTTTAACATTATATAGCTATTCTCTATATATCATTACTTGGGTCAACGCCATTACACGGTCTACGTTGACTACATCATTTGCAGCTATAAGTTCCTCTAATAGCGGTTCCGACATTATATTGTATAAGTTCTTCTTGCCATCCGCATTAATATCGTTAAGCCAGTCTTTTATTAGTCCCCATCCCCACTGCTTAATCTATTTATTCATATGGCAACCCTTCTTTCTATTTACTTTAGAATTACTCACTATATCGTTGATTATATCTGGTTGATCTGCTAATAGATAATCACAATGCTTATTAGTAAAGTAAACAAATATACCCTTATTTTGATTCTCATACATAGCTCTAGCATTATAGTATATGAGTAATTTACGTACATTTTCGTAGAAATCTTCTGCTGATTTAGGTCTACCAGTATACTCTGCTACTATGATATCGGAGTACTACTCTATGGACTATACTCTTTTATATATGAAACAAGAACCTAACGATGTAGTACTCGATTCATCATAATCATATGAGTCTATACCTGCAATATACAAACCAGCGCTAGCATCCTTATTAGGATGCTCCCATATCACTATAGATCCAGTAGGGTCATCTCCTACTAACGCTCCAGTAACTTCATCCCTTTTAGTTCTTAATGGATAATGTGTTATATCTCCTGTCTTCTTAATAACCCATTTAAGGCTACCATCCGGTTGCCATACTAAATCACCTACCTATTTATGATTCTATAATTTTTTGTTAGTCCTAAGTAATGCTAACTGTTCTTGCAATTCTTTTTTGGGAAAAATGTTACCATTAAACTCTAGCATTGCTTCTGCTGGAGTAATAGGTCTTTCTGCGACATATCTATCAATAGCTGCATTGTTGGTTGCACTAGTTATTACTACTTGTCTCTCTGCTAATATATGTTCTAAAGATTTCTTACGGTATGTATTACCATCTTCATCCATATATATACGTTTACCATTCTCATCACGTATATCTAGATTAGTATATTGAGGTACAAAGAAACCACATTTGTTAGTAGTAGCAGACTCATCCCATATGTTGTCAAATCCTAAACAGTTGTATCCATCAGGATTATAGAACATATCCTTCATGGTTTCAAATGCAGAATTATGAGTAATAATTCCATTTACAAGATACGTGTGAGTATTGCCAGCGGTTATATTATAGATAGTTTTTACTCCTACATTTTCGACACCCACTATTTTCTCATAGTAGAATCCTCTATCTTTTTGTAAAGATTTTTGATTCTCATAATATTTAGCGGCTTGTTCTAATTTTTCTTGCTTATATTTGATTAAAAGGGTTATGTTTTTATAGAAATTGATAATACTATCTCGATCGTGAATATCTAAAGAATAATAAACACTATTCTGATTTTTACAGACACTGTTTTTAGACGGTTTTTTATTCACTCTATAAATATAACCTCGTATTCCTAATTTCTATAAAAGATATAGTACTTGCTCTAATAACTCTTTACTACTTTGAGTAAGATTTATTATAGTAGAATATTTATTACGTTTTTTATTATAGGTAGTGGAAACACAACCATCAGTATCATATAGTCCTCCTAAAAGCTCAGTAATACTATTCTTATCACAAGTATTGATGATTTCTGGCAATCGTTTGTTTGCTTTTGTTTGTCCAGATATACCTAATTTGTTTATATCGTATTTTGCTTTACGAACTCTTATTTTTTTTAGAATTTTACCATCTTTAGTAAGAGAACTATCGGTTGTAATACAAGGGTATAGATTCTCAATAAACTGCTGTATTTCAATATCGCAGGACGTTAAATTAACAGAAGAATTATTCAAATAAGAACCGTCTCCAATAAATATGCCTATTGCTCTAGCGTTATCAATGGTATTCTGTCCAAAATATGGTATATTTTTTGCTATTGCTACATAATCACCTATTGCTAATTCCTATGCCTGATGCCAATCAAACTTTAAACAATCGTTATAATCTTTTTCATTGCTACTAAGAATCGGATGATCTATGCTACATTCAATTGTTCTTCCTGAATTAGTAATTAACTTTATACATTCTTTCTTACTAGGTATATTTATAAATTTAATGGGTTCCTCAGTAACTGTCTTATTAGTGACATCATATCCTATTAACTTATCCTCTTTAGTAATATCTTTTATAGACGCCTATTTACCGTTACTTGTATATACTAAGTTATCCTCTGTAATACAACCTTCATCACCACCAGTACCCCATACAATCATAGTACCAAAAGCTATACCATCTACCTCTACAGAAGGTCTAGCGATTTGCCATGCTGCACCTAATTCAGAGAAAGAACCACCTTCTTCAAACATAATAAGATTAGCTTTCTTACCACGTACTACGTCCGGATTGTCTTTCAAAGTAACACCTATGATTTCTGATTTATAACCTAATTCTATGATATTACCATAATCATCCTTAGTATAAAATCCAGCACGTCTACGCATCTAGGTATTGACAGATCTTTTCTTACCCCAAGCTGTATTCTTGTCTATAAAGTCCATGTAATCCCAAGCTTTAGTAAGAATACCATCATCTGTCAAATACTATTTATTTGATGCATATATGAAGGTTTTAGAGTATGGTATTAGATAGAAATTACGACATGCCATAGAACCGCCTTTGTATGAGAAACCCTTACGTCTAGACTTAAGTAAGCATAAGTGTTTACCCTACTCTTGGGCTTCCTATACTGCATTAAAATAGTAATAGTCATAATCCCAGAAGTCAGGAAATGTTACTTCGTTAACACGCTTTACTTTAGTCTTTCCAAACTCATCTGTTGTAATATGGTTAACTATACGAGATATAGGACAATAGTTTAAATAAAAATAGTTATACCCACTAATGAAATCTCCATCATCAGCAGTATAACCATCTACACATCTTTTACTTTCCTCATCCCAGAACTTAAAATATTCTGAAGTAGATTCAGGAAAATTACAATAACTACCAGTATTAATAAAATTTAATGCAGCCTAGCGAAATTTATTTGAATTTACAATTTTCTTATTAAAATCAACCATATCATATTTAAAAAAGGGGCGCGTTTCACAACGAACCCCTTCTATTCAGATAATAATTTATAACTTAAATTCTTTTAATTACGAAAAATTTATTGGGGAAATTTCTGTAGCTGTAACCTAGTTTCTTGAGCTATGGTTTTATACGCCGTATGTTTAGTACTCCCCACCTGGGCTAACATTACCCCAGACTACCTGTTCACGATAACTACCTATCTAACAAGTTTCCTTCTGCTATTATAGTTTCAAAGGACTAGTATTTTAAGCAGTCTGCTTGCAGTCAGACTGCATTAATATTTTAGTTAGTTTACCATTTTTTAAAGTTCTATGACCATTTAATATTGAGTATACCATAGAAGTACTGATATGCAGCTTTTCAGCAGTTTCATTAACAGATAATAATGAAGAACTATTATCAATTTCAATTAACACTTTATATTTTGGTTTATAACGGCCATTACTAATTTGTGTAGCATTTGTTTTAAATTGTTGTTTGAACTCTTCTAGCTCTTCTAGAGAAAAAGCCACCAAATAGCCATGCGTCTGTTTATATAAACCTCTCGCGGTTCTTACTAAATTTGATCTACATATTTTAGTAATGTTTGCAGCAGCAGTAATACTTATTGCATATATAGTACTTTTCTCTTTTATAGAGTATAAATATATCGGTTTATATGACTTAATTGCTTGTTTTTTAGAACTATCAGATACTTTCTTCTTTTGCTCTTCTGTCATCTTGAGTCCAAGAACTCCAAAATCACCACCTTTAGTACAATTGTATCCCTCTGTATAAGCGTTGTATTTTTCAATATACTCTATTTCTAATTTGTCTAATGTTTGAATTAGTTCTAAATTAGAAATATTTGGATCTGGAATAAATGATTCCAGTATATCTACAGTAAAGTTATGAAAACCGTACTTATTTATTGCTCTATAAATTGGTAAATCTAATTTTCCATTCTTAGCATTTCGCATATGGTCTTTTAGTCTTGATCTTAGTTTAACACTTTGACCAATATAACATTTACCATTCACATTATTTTTGATTATATATATACCAGCTAACTTTGGATCTATATCTCTGTATGTCATATCTGCAAGTTTTATATGAATATTGGTTGGGGCGGCAGGGCTCGAACCCGCACATCACAGAGGTTTAGAATCTCCGGTACTACCAATTATACCACGCCCCAATATCACGTGGATATTCTTACCCTCCACGTAAGGGTTCTGATGGTTTAGAACCAAGATTTAATTCTTTGCCATAATGACTTCTTTACAGGTTTGTTCAAATATTCCGAAGCTTCTTCAATCTGTCTAAACACTTCTTCTGTATCCTTAGTCAAATCTATAGTAATCGTAAATTTCTTATTCATAATATTTTTATTTATACACTATAACGTGTTGTTAATATTTAGTTATATTTTAATGTATTATTTCGCCAACTCATATGGATTTACTTTAGCGTCTCCTTTAACTTTGCCTATAGCTAATTCCTCAGCTTTAACCATCGTTTCTAGCGAATCAATACTCTTAAGCACTCCACCAACAGAAGTCATACCGGCTAATAAGTCCTTAATCTTCTTTTCATCTAAAGTATCATCTAACGACTCTTTATAGTACTTACTCACACTATCTAACTTTAGACGCATATTGTTTAACATTTGTAGAGCTCTAGTATTAAGTAAGGTTTTATATTCATCTTCACAAATCAATTCTTCTGCCGTCAATTTGTAATTCTCATCATCGAATATTTCCTTTTTCAGTTTAAGTTCTCTACTGTCTTCATCCATACTTTGTACATAAGGGCTATCCCATTTATTCATAAGTACAATGTAACTTATTACTTTAGTAGCATGCTCCTTATCAGGTTTATCTGCATCCCACACTCTTCTAAAGCATGGGATGCCTATAGCATCTGGGTGTATTTTTACTTTACCTCCAATAAGATCAAATAGTTTCATTCGTAAGAACTTGTTTATTATCTTCTTTACTCCATCTTATAAGATCGTCTTTAGCAAAGGCATCAGAACAGACTATTGGTTTTAGTGTCCACTTACTACTTATAGAGTCGTATTTACTTAGTATAAGTACAATATCCCCTAATTTATAGTCTATTACTTCCTCTTCTGTTATTACTTGACCATCCTACTATGCTATATACATAGTTCTACATTCAAAGTCATCAGATATATTTTTAATGCTATTAGTATCTACTTTATATAAAATAGCATTACCGTACTGGTCTATCAATAATTTATCCATATTAGCAATCACACTTTACAGCTTCATAATCACAATCACAACACAAATCACAAGGATTTTCAGCAGCTTTCTTTTCCGCTTCCTCTTTCCTCTTTTCTAGCAATCTGTTATAGTGATTCTTTACTTCATCATTCTCAATAAAGATGTACTCTCCATCACTTTCTTTATCTATAGGATACAATTTTATTACCATAGTACCTTTAGTAACACTCCTTCTCTCTTTAGAACCATCTTTCTTTGTATAGATCCACTCTCCATCTTCAGGAATATACCACGTATAGTCTACATAAAAATGATCCAGTAAGCTAACATTTTCTACTTCTTTATCGTAACTAATAACAGTACCTCTATCTACTGAACAAATATACTTAACCATAATAATCAATCAATTAAATAACCTAAATAATATTCTTTCTATAATCTCGCTATAATTTCCTTAGCACGTCCCATTGGTACATTCGGATTCACATAATCTGGTTTTATTTGATAATTCTGTATTATCTGCTAAAACTTCTCTATCTCCTCCTGTATGCTCTACTTTTTTATATTCTTCATACTTCTTAAATAGCATATCACACATCGCATTTACCTGGTCAGCTCTACTAGGTGTTGCATTACTTTTGCCATTATCTACTATAGTAGTAGTAATACTATCAATTACATCATTTGTGAAATCTTCATAAGTAATGATACCTTCATTGATCAACTCATCTACTTTGTTATACAGGCGTTTCATTTCCTTACTAAATGAACCATAGAGTGGTTTGTTATTTTCTACCTCTAACTTCCACATCATTTTACTTTCTTCAATTGTCATATTCTCTATCTTTTAGTCTATTACTAACTGTTTTACTAATGCAACCACCTGCCCATCCAGCTAAGTAAGCGTAATGCTCATTTCCATCTTTAAAGTCTGTAGTTACTATATCTAACTGATTACAGAAGTAATCTGCTACGTGCACAGCCTCATGTGGTATCATATCTGGAGTGATATCATCTATATCTAATACTATAACTATAACTCCTAATCTACTATCAGATTTTCTCATGACTGCGCATGTAACCATACCCGATGGATTATCATTTATATACTTCATTAATTCTTCAAAATCTGTAGTCTTCTCACCTCCAGAGTATATAGTAATAAATTCAAATACCCTATCTAATCCTTCTAATTCATCCGTTACCCAAAATAGTCTAGGATATATTACAGGGTCGTATGTATCAATCTTCAGAGTCTTTTTCATATCTTTTCTTTAGTTTGAATTTACCTAAGTAAGAGAATCTGACAGGCTTTGGATCTAAATCAGATATAACACTGTTAGTAAATCTAAACGGGCTATTACATATTACTTCTATGATAGGGTATGGGATATTATACTTATTACTTAATTTAGTATATATACTCACTTGATTCCTCATTTAAATCTATCTTTTTGTAATATTTACATTCTTCTAAAGTAGAAGAATCATTAAATGTATTAGGCCTTACTATATTGATTATAGCTTTGATATCTTCCCAATTTCTATCATTTACACAATTATCATAAACAGATTGTAGTTTGTGTATCTCCTGTTTACTGTACTTGCGTATAGGAGTATATGCAATAAAATTATACTCATCTATCGTAAGTAGCTCTATATTAGTAGGAATGATCTCAAACTTATTATAAGGCAGATCCTTTTTCTTTAATTTATTCCATAATCTGGTAAATATGTTATATTCTTTCCAACATAATATAGTACCAGGTCTTACTATTGTTGTTTTAATCTTCATCTTTATTTACTCTTAATATTATAGTAATTTGTACTCTATCGCCGATTATTTCAGGTATAAGTGCCTTATTTACTACAACTTCGTCTTCAATCTTACCTTTCACTAGTATACCTTGATTCTTAAATTTAGTTATATATCTACTGAGATTATCAGGAGTAATACCTAATACTTTTCTAATATACTTCCTATTTTCAGTAGATATTACATTCTTACTTATGTTAGGGAGCTTAGGAGTGTTAATATCTATTGCTATAAATGTAGCTAGTAACTCTAGCTCCCTATCGGTAAGATCAAGTATACCATTAAGACTTTTTAAGAATTCTGTGTTCAAATCGGCTTTGCTTACTGATTTCACAAGCTTATTCATTTGTCAACGTATCCTTAATTTTATTTAAAACCTTATTTAAGTTATAATATACTGTCTCAGCTTCTAACTTAACACAAGGTTGTATTTCGCCTTTATTTGCTTTTTCATTAGTCTCTTTTAAGTTACTTTCGTATTTCTCAAGTAAGTCGTCAATGAGCTCTAAAGTAGCATCTACATTATACTTACTTTCATCATCACTACTTAAAAGATAACCTTCTTCACATAAGTAATCCGCAGTATCATAATCTAAAGACATCATTCTAGTATAATTATCTTCACTAATGTTAAATGACACTAAACCTGTTTCATCTTCTGCTAATACATCACCTTTCTTAGCAGAACCAAATTCCTTAATTACTTTGTAGCTCATAATATTTATTTTTAATGTTTATGTATCTATAAACGGTATATTAAATAAATGTTAAAATCTGTTAACATTTATTAACACTTATTATATAGATAATAAAAAACCCTGACTAACGCCAGGGTTCATTCTAACAATGAGTTAAGCAAATTTAAATTGTATTTGATATAGCAATTATATCGTATGGTTTGACTAATTGACTATCCTTAAACAAATCAAAGTCCTTAGCAAACTTTTTATTATAAACAATAGTATCTCCTACTCTATATTCACATTCTGTTAAGCATGTGGGAATCTTCAATACTACACCTGTTGAATATTCAGATTCTACTTCCTTAGTTTCAGTTTGTGTATCATATTTATTGAAACCATCTTCATCAACTTCACCCGTAGGAATCTGTTCTGTTATCTCTTTAGTAACCATGACTGGTTCCAAAGGCTTAACTAATACATCCTTCAACATTGTATACTTAATTCCATTTACTACTGTTTCTAGTACTTTATCTTCCATAATATTCTATATTTAATACTCAAATAACGTATTATTTCTTATTTTGTTTCTCTAATATTAATATATTTCCGCCATTAGAACAACAATAACGTCTAGCTAAAGTAGGGCAATTCTTATTTAAGAAATAGCATCCATCACAGCTGCCTATAGGATTAGATTCTATTATAAATTGTTTGTTGTCAATTGTTACTGGTATTCTATTATTTACTATCTTCGCTAATTCCTAATCATTTAATGTCATAGTCTTTTCCTTTTCCGTGTTTATCTAAGTAAAGCATAGCTATTGCATTCCAAGCTACAGCAGCTAAGTGGTTTACTTTAGTTTCATCATCAATCTTATCACCTTTCTCATACTCAAGTAGATGTCTTAACATCGCTGCTTTATAACGTTGGTAACCATTCTCTAAGTTTTGCCAATTGTTATCACCATACTTAATAGAACCAGCAGTATAGAGCTTTACTATATCTTCGATCTCTTCTAAAGGTAGTAAATCCCAACGTAGCTTACCATCTTGGTAATCATTCTTCTTTCCTTCTTTCATTGTTTATCTCTTTTAAGTATAAATCCTTGAGTACATAATGAAGTAATCCTAGAAGGGCAATAACAATTGTATAAATCACATCCTTGACACATACCTTTTACTTCATTCTCTACTAGAGTATAAGGTTTATTACCAAAATATACTTTCTTACCTAAGTAAGCTACTTCTCTAACTTGTTTGTGTTTCATAGTAATTATATTTGTGATTATCTAAAGTAGGAGTAATTAATATTATATCACTTTACTTAACTAGACACTGTTATTACTTTACCCCTCTTACTCCCCATATAACGTCTAATATACCGTCTTAGTTACTATTTCTTTAACATTTATTAACATTATTTATAGTTATTTAACGCTATTAAGTTCAATGTTTTTAACATTCATTAACGATTTTAACTCATCAGCTAACTTCTTAGCATCTGGGTGAGCTTTGCTACTACAACGTAATGACAAGAAATGTTCCCAATCGCTCTCAAAGCCGGTCATTACTAATTCTGTCTTAGTTGCATTAGGTAGTACTTGTCTAGCTTGTTGCGGTTTCCAACCTCTATTTATAAGCATAAAATAGTAATATTCAGCATTTTTTATAGACTGTAGGAAGCAGTTAGCAGGGTCACTTAGATTATCTACTTCAGGATAAAGTAGTTTAAGTTCGGATACATCACACCAATCATTATCCCAATTTGAGTATTTTCCTTCAGGTAAGTCTAACCAACTAGGTATAATATAAGTAATATCATTTCCAAACTTATCCTTACTATAATCACAATACCTAGTACTCTCCTGTGCAAAGCTAAATACTCTATGTCTAACAAATTCATGACTTACTCCTCTATCACATATGAATTTAGCCGTAATACGCTTTTCATGATGCTCTGTAGGTTCTACTTGGTATTGTAAATCGTCCAATCTATTATTTTCTACTATTACTCGTAGATTGGTTGTCACGTATATTGAATTTCCATGTTTACGCACTTTTGTATATTTCTTGTGATTACCATCTGACCAATATAATCTAGCTGGCGGAAGGTGTCCGTCTTCTGTTTTATCTATCTTTAAGTAAATAGTACCATGCTCTAACATAGCCCCATGACCAAGCTTAATCATACGATCTACAAACTCTTTAGCGCTATTCTCTGTTATCTTATCTTCAGACTTATAACAAGTTCTACCTGCTAATTCTATCATCTTGTAAGGGTCTTTTTCCTCAATAATTTGTACACTAGATTCTATTAATTTCATATTATATAGTTATTTGTTATATACTCTATAACGCAGATATTAAGAATAATTACAGATATTTAACATAAATTAAACATATTTTAAAAATAAAATATAAAAAAATTTATAAAATTTTTTTGAGAGAGGTGGTGCGTGTGTAGAATTAAAAAAAAATATAAAATACCCCCGCGTGTGTGAAACAGCAAAGATTCACTCCCCTCTATTAAGTATCGGCAGGGAACACCCCGTACTGTTTCGGTATTGGCGTTCCCTTTTATCGTGTATTGTGTAATTCTTAAAAATTGTGTAGTTATGAAATGTAATGTAACAAGCTTTGTTAAAGTTGAGAGAGAAAACGAGATGCCGTACTTTATTATTAAAGCAACGGGCGTTGAAGGTGATGAGAGTGCAAACGTAGTAGATGAGGACGGCTGTATTAATCCGTTTGCCATGATGTCAAGGCGTTTTAACTTTACGAAAACACTTTTTCCGTCAACGGACAAACAAGTAGAGCAATTAGAAAAACTCTATGAGGTGGACGAAGAGGGCAAAGTGACCAAAGGCGCGCCAATACGGTTAATGTCGGTATCTTGGGCAACGGGTACGGAGTTTTATATTCGCAAAGAAGGCTCTGTTACCGGTGTCTATGAAACGGAGGAGGAAGTAACGGAGAAGGTTGTTCGTAATGGCAAAACCATTGAAGTGACTAAAACAAAGTACATACCGAAAGTGTTTAAAAGTGTTAATTTAACACTGTTTGAAAATGCTGACGGTACATGCGCTGAGAACGGTGGAAACGCTGATGCCTTATGCAAAAGGACTTTTGAAAGGGGACTTGAATCAGGCGCTTATATTCCATGCGAAACTGCAACCGACATTACTGAGGTAATCGCTTAATATATGGCGATTCTATCCAACAAGCACGGTCTACAGATTATGTAGACTTTGCTTGCTTTGCAAATCAACATTTATTATCAACATAACAACTTTGCCTATGTATTCATTAATACACGGACTATTGAACATTGTATCTTTCCTATTTTGTTATTTTGCTATAGGAGAGATTAATGGTTTAATCTTTTATCTCGTCTTTAATGTGTTTCACATTCTATATCTTACTTTAAGATTAGATGATGAGTAAGAGAACAAAAGTAAGTATTTTATCACACCTACCTGACTAGAATTCAGGAGTGGACGGCCTCTGATAAATAACTTACTAAAAAACTCAATAACTTCGGAGTAGCGTAAGCTACGGAGTTGTGTAACAATCCCAAGACATTGAGGGCACCAGTTTCTTAGTTGTTTGTCCTTGTCAGACAAATGTAATAGATTGCAGTTGCATGCAAGATTCTAAGTTTTAGGTGTAAAATGTATTCTATCTCTTTCAACCGCATCAGAAGAAGAGAATAGATAGAACGTAGTGCAACGTTAACACTTTGATGCACCAGGCTCTTCTAATTAGCCATCTACGCGGTAATAGAAAATATGAAATCTGAGAATCGCAAACTCGCTCAGAGAGTAAGAAGTAGCATATATACATAATGGTCAAATGTATATATGAATAAGACCAAAAACGAGCAACCAACGTGAAAAACCGATGGTGTAAAATAATGCTCCAGATATCTGTTAATTACTTGGGATATCTTATCATAATTTATTTAAACCCTATGAATTTTAAATTAAGTAGGAGTTGCCAAGAGTAAGACACTTGAATAATAAGTCTAGCTGATAAGTAAGTTCTTCATAAGAGAACATTTCCATTACGAATTCAGTTGCAAATTGTAGAATTAGCTACTCTACAATTTAGTGAACGTTAGTAACGTTGTAATATAATATAGTCTTTGGAAGGATTATAGTGTATTACTAAATAACTCCTCTTCTTATTCTAGATATATAAGAAGAGGGCTATCGTGTCTTTAGACACCTGATGAGTCTTTGAAAATTAAGACGAAATAGCAATTATTAACTAAATAAACAATCATATGGATAGAGACACAGAATTAGGTATGTTATCAGTAATAATCACAATGATAGTATTATATCTATCTATATGGTTATTTAACTAAGAACAATATGGAATATAAATTAGAAATATATTCAGCTAACGGGAAACTAATAGATACAAAAGTTATAACAGAAGAACAATTTCTAATATTACATTCATGTTCTAAAAACTCTACTGTAAATAATAGTATTGTTAATAGTAGAAAAATAGTCTATAAAAGAAAAAGTATAATAATAAAACTGTACTTAAAACATAGCATTAATACAGATTTATTCGCAAAGTAATTATTCTATGAAATGCAAATTATCTTCATATGTTGTGAAACATAGTTTAACCACGTTAAAGTATAATAATATAAGTTAGGTATGTCCTTATAAAGACTTAGGTAGCGCTAAGGACTATATTATTATACTTTCCTTCTTAATGCAGCTAATATAGCAGTGACAAGCCTGTCTAATCGTATTAAATACGTGAATGCAGAGTCAAGAATACTATATGAAACTTACTGGAGATAGGTAATGCACAACCATCAAGAGTGTAAGGAAATATAGTATAATCCACGTGGTAGATGCAGTTGTAGGTTCCAACTGGTGCACATCTTTTAGAGACAGTAACCAAGCTCGAAGTAAGCAGAGCGAAAATAGAAGCTATACCTCGATAGGCTTAATGAGGTGCTTAACAGTCTGACACTAACTGAGCAATAAGTGTCGTTTAATAGAGTAAGAGAAAGTGAGCCGCATACCTTCGTAACTCTTAGCATAGTTTATAGTCATATAGGTTAGCAGTTGATGTGAGCCTAAAAGGTAAATGACTATATTAATGCGCTTACTCTATTATTTTTATTGCATTAACTAACAAATAAATCAATTCCGTCTTTAAGGTGAGAATCCTTGACAATCCTGTGGGGCTTATATTCTTAGCTGTCCATTTAACTCGTGCTGTAGTTAAAACCGGCAACCAGCAAGATATTAGTGCAGACGTTAAAATCAGGAACAACTATATTAGACAGCAATATTACCTTCTCCTAGTCGCAGATGTCATATAGTTTAATATAGCCAAGTTCGTTTCGTCCTTAGATTTACAGTATCAGCCATTTGTTTATTTAATCATTGTTCGTTCTTAATTATACAGATTGATTAATTAAGCATAACAGTAAGCGTACTGTTGTCAGTATATTTATATGTGAATATAGATATACTGATTGCACTCATTAAGGTAGCCTTCATGTGGCGAGTGTGTTAAGTAATAGGTCTAAAGAATCTTCCAGTTTGTACCTATGAAAACTAATACCTTTAACCGCCAGCTCACGCGGTATATAAGACAGGATTGCCGGACCCGCAGGTGTAACGAGATAAATACCTGCATTTTTTATTAACCTTAATAATTATCAAGTTGTAAACTTTAATTTAATGCCCAGATGGCGAAATAGGTAGACAAGTCAGAATAATAAACATTAAAACTAGTTTTATGAGTAAAAGAAAATGGACAAACGAATAGTTTATTTTAGCGGTTGAAACAAGTTTATCTTACGCAGAAGTAATAAGAAAACTCGGATTGAAACCCGCTGGAAGTAATTATGATACAGTTAAGAGAAAAATTAAAGAATTAGATCTTAATATTTCTCACATGACAGGAAAAGTTTGGAATATTGGTAAAAGATATAAAAAAATAAAAACAGCATAGCCAATAGAACAAATATTAGTAAAAGATTCTACTTTTATTAGTTCAGATAAATTACGTAAAAGATTATTAAAAGAACAAATAAAAGAATACAAATGTGAATGTTGTAATAATTCTTTATGGTTAAATTAGAAAATACCATTAGAATTACACCACATAAATGGTGATAAACATGATAATCGCATAGAGAATCTTTAGCTTTTATGTCCAAATTGTCATGCATTAACTGATAATTACAGAGGTAAAAACATAAAACAAGTGGCGTAATGGCGGAATTGGTATACGCACCATTCTTAAACAGTGGCGTTCAATAGAATTTGTGGGTTCGATTCCCACTTACGCTACTATTCTGATGGTCATTATGACCATGCGGGTTCGACTCCCGCTCTGGGTACAATTAGTAATTAACATTAAAATCTATTTATGATAAAAGTAATTAAATATTATGAACTAAATCGAATTAGTAGAATATTAGTAATAGCAATAATAACATATATTATTGGCATTCTAATTAAAAGAGAATATGAAGAGTCCAAAACTGTATATAATTTTGTAGATTTACAAATGAAGTACAAGAATTATATATTAGTTAATAAAGAGAGAAGTATTACTAATGATGAAGAATATAAGTTCACATTACGTAATCCTATTACAAACCAAAATAGTACTGTATATGTAAAGTACTATCTATATCATCACGTATATTTTGTTGGAGATACTATAAAGTAACACTTTAATCAATAAAAGTATGAAAAGAGAAGAAATTAAATCTTACAAAGATGCTTGTAAAGTAATAGGTAGAAAGCCTAGGACTTATAAAGATAAGCATTTGAATCTGTATGAACAGCTTAGTACAATTATAGCTGCTCTGAATTTCATTAGTAATGGTAATAAACCTTGGACACCTAAGTTCGATTATTATTACATCTATTCTTGGTTATACAGAAAAGATGGATATAATAAATCTGCGGGTTTGTTCTCTTTGTATTCTGTCGCTGGGTTGGACGCTTCCGATGCTGATGTCGGGACTTCTGTGAAGATAAAAGAAAGAGAGGATGGAAATTACATAATAGAAAACTTTAAAGAACTACTCCAAGATTGGTTTTGGGGAGATTAATTACTAATTTTAAAACATTATCAAAATGGAAAATGATTTGATGGCGAGACCTAAACCGCCAAGAATAATAGTTTGGGTAGTATTAATAACTCTTGCCTTAATAGGCATGATTGGAGCAATAATTTATGCAGAGCGTGAAAACATTGCTAATTTCTTAAATGGTGTGAACCAAGAAGAAGTACAAGAAGATCCTCAAGTTATTATTGAGGAACCTGTAACAACAATACAGGATATTCTCGATATGAGAGAGCAAATGAGAGAAGATAGAAGGATTGATAGTGTATTTTTAGCTATGCCAAAGGTAGTACTAATTGATATTTTGATGCAACATGGTACATCATTGTCTATAAAAGACATGATTTACATATATGAATCAAACACATCAACGTATAACACAGTACTATCTGGAGCAAGAGCTCAAAAATATCTTGATGACTCTATACAAACTCATGTTATATCAACGGTTGTAAATGACTCTATTCAAAATTAAAACCAAACCTCCTGTTTTAAATGAATATTAGAGTCTAGTATACTCAGTCTGTGAAGATAGAGTATACGTCCTCAGAAAATGACAAACATGTGGGGCGTAAGTAGCTAAGCAGTAATGGTATAGTATCAGCAATAACCATTACGCCGAAACTGATTGCTATAATCGTGCGGACGTTAAAATCATGTACTCCAATAAGATTTAGTTTGACAGCTATTTCTGCTTATGAGTTGAAACTATAGTGAGAGTCATAGTAAGTAACGATTGTGGTCGTTTATCTTTGTCTTATAACAAATGCTATAAACTAAGAGTTGGCACTAACTTAATTAAATCCTGAGTGTCCAGGCGTCATTATTAACAATTTAAATTTTTAGAAACATGAAAAAGATTGGAAAATTTTTATTTGTAGAGCAATGCTTTACAGATACTGAAGAGACAAAACCTTGTATTATTCACATTGATGCTATTGATAATATAGTATGCACTAATCATAGTAAACTTGGAGAAGTTGTAGTAATAGAAACAGATAATACAAGAATTCTCTGCAACGATCCAGATAATTTCTTCACTGAATTTGAGAACTTAATTTCAGAGGAAGAAGAATGGTAGTCAATAAAGTAAAAGAAGGTCGTAAGTTAACTGAGATAAAGTTCAGTAACGACCACTATCTTGCAAATCTATTAGCTACTACTAAAGTACTTGGTATATCGTTAGAACGAGCTAAAAAGCTATGTAGAACAGTACCAGGTAAAAGAGTAGAGGTTAATCCACCTATTGAAATTATCAGTAAATTAAATACTGATAAACTATTTGAAGAATTAGAGGAATATGAAATAGAAGTATCTATCAGTATTCCTAGTAAATAACTTATCAAAAGCAAAATATGAAAGCAATTATTATTACATTTGAAGGAGTTATAAAAGATGATGATATTTTTGCATCACTATTAGCCTCCTATATAGAGAAACATATAAATACTGAATCTGTAAACATCCATATCCTATCAGATATAGATGTAACAAACGCTTTAATAGCTAAATGTTTAACTCCATCTGCTATAGCAGTAGATAGACCAGCTAATCCACAAATTGCAGTAGTAAAAGACTTCTGTAAGAAGATTATTGCATCTATTGGTTCACCTGCTCTCAAAACACGAGAGCTATTAAACTCAGAACTATGTAAGTTCTTAGTGCAACAGAATCGTGAAGTTATTAGTGTTCCAGTAAGTATTATTGCTAAAGTAAATACTACTTCTGCATATTACGAACATCGTAAAGTACTAAAGGAATACGGTTTATCCGCATTACCTGAGTTATTACGTGATATTAACCCTCTGTTTAAATTTTACTAGTATGGCAAAGAAGAATAATGAAGAACCTCCAAAGGAATTCAAAAAGAAGCCAAAACATAAAAAGATGGAGCCCTATAATCGTAAGAAAGCATGGAAATAGATAATAATTGTCCTACACTTGATAATCATATCAACTGTAGTGAATGTACTCATGAGTATAAACTCAGAATGCAACCAAAGAATAGTAAAGAAGTAGAGGTTCCGCCAGAGCCTCTACTTAATACTATATATTACTAATTTAAATTGTTAGTAAAATGGTGGATTCAGTCAACCTAAAGAACTATTTATAACCAAATCCCTAATGGAAGTTTAGCAGTTGCTAGACTGCTATTCAAGAGTACAACGGACTATACAACGGTCAACCATTTATTGGTCAGTGATGAAGGAAACGGGTTACCTATGAATAAAAGATACGAATAAATAGGATAGTTCTTTAACTATTACTTAAATTTATCAAAGATATGAGATAAAATAAAAAAATGTCATACTATATGACTAACATAATTATCTCTCCTACTATGTACGAGGAGAAAAGATTAGAAGCTATATCATACTTTAGTAGATGTAGTAAAGAAGTAGCACTAAAATTCATAAAAAGAATAAGTATAAAGATATCAAATTAAGGCTAAATGTTATAGCAGTAGCTATAATAGAGGCTAAAAAGAGATATTTTGACGACTGTTCTTTTATTAAGATTATATTATAGTGTTAAATAAATTTATTGTTAAATCAATTAAACTGTATTCAAAATGGCAGAAAAGAAAATGAACATCCTCTTAGAGGAGGTAAACGGAGAAAACATCCAAGATGTAATCGCTAACTCTAGTAAAGTAACTGAAGACATTGCTACCAAGGCAGCTGAGAAGATTGCTGAACGTCGCAAAGAGAAGCTAACTAATGAGTTAGTTGCTATTGTACAGAAATGTGAATTTACAGTATCTTCCGCAGTACTGCAGGTTCGCCGTTCTAATCGTACAAACCAACGTATTAAAACCTACCTGAAGGAATTATCTACACTTGCTGAAGATATCAAGAGTGGAAATAAACCTGTGTCCGCATGGGATAAAGAAGCTCGCGAGATGAAGAAGCAGTACGATAAAGACCTTATTGAAATCGGTAAGAGTATTGACGAATCTCAAAAAGAACTGCGTGATATCTTCCCGGATTCCTGGCAGTGGATGTACGATGAGTTAGTACCCGGTGTAAATCGTCGCTAACTCAAAACAAACAAAATAAAAGAGGTTCCAAGCTTAGAATCTTTGAATCAATAGCTTAGTATGTGAGTCGGAATCGGTTCTTTTGAACCATACGGGCCTGAGGCATACAAAGACCTGAATTAACAGGTCTCATACAGAATTTTTAAATCAGTTATGAGGAACTACCGTGAACTACTGATCATAAGTCTGAGATCGCGACAATAAGATTGTCCTCTAGAAATAGAGAAACGCTCTAGTCGTGACATCAAGTTAGACTGAATAATATGAATCTTTGAATCGTTTAAAGTATCTATACTTTAACTATTATTCGTGTATTATCAAGATCAGTATAAGAGAACTAACCATTCTCAAGACCAAATAAGGCTAGTAACTTTGGTCGGTTACTAGCCTACTATAGAGTAGATATTATATCGAACTGTAAAAAAGAAATTGACTGTTAGGTCTATTGAATCGTCGTTTGGACGGGGCTATCGTATGCCCCTAGCTCCACTAACAAAAGTAAGAAAGTTCCGCAGGATTAAACCCTTACTACCCGAATATTAGGTATGAGTCCTGTTCCAAGGGGCTAAAAGGTTTTGACAGCGACAAGGAGGAAATAGAATAGGTCAATATGCAGATAACTGGCAATACAAGTTATGTAATGGACTACACTGGTATCGCAGCGTGATAACAGAGTCCAACGGCTAAGCTAATGTCGTAGAAAGCTGGAGTAAGTAAGCTTTGCATGGTAGTGAAGCCTTAGATATTACTAAGAGATAAGGTGTTCGAGTCACCTACTTACTACAAATTAAATTAAGTTTAATCAATAAATTAATTTGAAATGGGATTAATGAATTTTATTAGACAGAATCTTCCAGAATCATGGGAGAAAGCTGCAACAGAGATGAGAATGAAGACTGAATTAATAACTCGTCTTCATAATGTAGTACCTCGTGCTTATAAGAATAAGTATCACTACAAAGAAGGAATATCTTATATTAGAAGAGTATTCAATACTAAATGTGACATAATACATTTAGTAGATGCTACTGATATAGATATTACTAAATGGAATGAATTAAGTAGTAAAATAAAAGAATACGAATATCAATGCGTGTAAGATATTTTGCTTGGTTTGACTCTAAACATGAAAGAACAGAGTTCATTAACTTGCTCAGGTCAGCTAAATCTGACATTGATGCAGTTAATAAAGTGATGCAAAAATATCCAGAGTTAACTTTATCAGAAGTATCTGGAATAGTAAATAACTTTAAAAAAGAAATTAATCAACCATGAGACTCAATCATCCTGGTATCTACAGAATTGTAGGTGAAAACTTTGAACTTCTTGCTAATATAATTGGAGAAGTTCCTTGTATGAGAATTACTTCTGCACTATTAGTTAATGACTTAGTACAGAAAGGAGAATTCACAATACTACCTGAAGAATCTATTGAAATTCAGAGCGTATTAGCAAATCCTGACAAATTTGTTTTTCTAGAGTATGAATACTCAGAAATATGTTCATTACCATCTTATCGACAATCGATTCATGGTACGAAAATGCCTAATATAACTGACGAACAGTTAAAGACATTTACTAGTAAATACATTGAAGATATTGGAATATATGGACGAGGTGTATCTGCAACTAAAGCTTATATATTAGAAACTACAGGTTGGTCATTAGCACAAATTAATGTAGTACTAATGAAAATAGCTAAAAGAGTAAAGCAGCAATATGTTAATTTATAGTTTGACAAACCATATATATACCACTTGGGGAGTTAAATATAGTTCATTTAACTGGCGACCTGAGTGGTATACCTTTTTAAGAATACAAAAAAGGGAATTAAAAGAACTAGAATTTCATGAATCTTATAAAGTTCAAACTGTAAAATATTTAATATTTTGGTTTGATAATAGGATAATACAAAAGATAGGAGTAGATAAAGATTTAACTCTAAAGGTTCGTATAAGAATATTATGTGGATTAATTAATAATACTCCTACTAGTGTACTTACTAGACCTATGAAAATAGAATTCATGGAATGTATATGGGATACTTATAATAAATTCTACAAAGATTGGTATGAATATTATTGTAGGAATGTACTAGAATTGCCATTTTAAGTCTATAGAGTCTTGGTTGACTCTATAGGCACACTAAAGCCCGTAATTATGACAGATGAAGAAAGACAACAGCTTTTAGATCTGATCAAGCAGGCTAAAGAAGGTAAACAATACGCCTTCACACAGCTTTATAATCGTTATCACAGAATTATATACAATACTATATATAATATTGTACATAATAAAGATGTAGCAGATGATTTAGTATCTGTAACGTTTACTAAAGCTTTCTTTAAGATAGCTAGTTATATTAACCATATCTCATTTGAGATGTGGCTAAAAACTATCGCTATAAATAGTAGTATTGATTATATACGACGTACTAAAAAAGAGAAGTATGATTATGAGTTAGATAATGATAATAACTGTCTACAGGTAAGCAGTTCGGCCGACAGCTCACCAGAGGATTTGTACATATATCATGAGACAGATAGTAAGTTATCTGACGCACTAAGCAGACTTCGCTATAAGTATAGGTATATACTTGAACTACGCACAGTTCAGAATCTTTCTTACAAAGAGATTGCTGAACATCTTGAGCTCTCTGAGTCTCAAGTAAAATCTCGTCTTAATAAAGCGAGAGAGAAATTAAAACAATTGTTAAACTAAAAAACATTTACTAATTATGACACCAGCAATTATTGGGCTATTAACTGTAGCATTTATCCTTGCACGATTATTTCGTAGCACAGGAATGTGGTGGAAACTTGTTTTCGCCATTATGGCTGGTCTATTAGTAGGTATTTTAAGTAAGGAAGTAGTTAAGTCAGATAATGATAAGACTACTTCTCTTACTAGTTTAGTTAGCACCATGAGTAATGATGATGCTTTAACATGCATGCAAAGCTTAGTAGCTACAGTGACAGAAGGTACTACCATTCGCCTTACTGGGGTTGCAGGTTACATTGTTAAAGATGAAGAATTATTCGATGCACTAACTAAAAGTAATACCTTTACTAATGGACGTGACTCACCAGAAATAGAGGATGATAGTTAACCTCTTAAACTAACCTATCTTTTTAATTGTACTTAATAATAATTTTTATTTTAACACTTTAAAACATTATCAAAATGGCAAAAGAAATGAGTAAGGCTGAAAGAAAGGCAGCCTTGAAAGCAGCAAAAGCAGCAGCAAAAGCTGAAGCTAAAGTAAACAACACAGAGAACAAGAAAGAGGAAACTAAGCCTCAAGTAGATAACGGGCCGAAAGATGCTAAAGTAGAGGATGCAAAGAAAGCTCCTACTACAGCTAAGGAAACTAAGGTTCAGGCGAAGAAGGATGCCCCTAAAAGTCCGGATAAGCCTAAAAAGAAGGAAGAGAAAATTCCTACAATCATTCCTGAAGATGCAACAGGTAAGAACAGCCCTGAAAAGAAAGCTGTAGAACGTGCTGCAAACCTTATCACAGGAATTCCTACGGCTGGTATACCTATTGGTTCAAGAGAATCATCTGTTGACGGTAAGGCTATGTTAGCATTTGTAATGCAACAGAGATATGCCAACAATGAGGAACTCAAGAAACAATATCCTGAGTTATATGCAGACATCAATCGTAGCATTGATGTAGTTACTTTGTTAGCTCTTGTCGATGTACGTCAAGACTTGTTCGACCGTGGTGAACGTGGCGAATTGCAGTTACAGATAGCTGCAGACCAAGTATTACCGCTGCAAAGTATGGCAGAAATGCTAGGTATTAAACTAGCTCCTGCTAAAGCTCTGCCTGGGAACGATGGACAAATGTCTATTAACTTCTCAGAAAGTGAAGTACCTACAGAACTTGCAAACAGCAAGCCAAAAGTAGAAATTCCGGAGCTTGATCCTAACAAGATTGCTAATGATGAGGAATTGAAAACTGCCCTTAATTACCTCATCTCTAAAGAGAAAAATGTGGCAGAAAATATAGTTAACACTGTAGAATGGTATCGTGTATATCGTGGCCTGAAAGAAACTGATGCAGATAAGAAGCTTGCATTAGACGAGAAGACAGTTACAGATTGGATCAATGAGATATTCTCTATTATCCAGCCTACAGCTATCTTGCGTGGTTTAGGTCGCGCTGTATACTTATATACTTCACAGACAGGTTCACCGTGTATGGCTCACTCTATCATGCATACGCACATGTCTAAAGCCGGTTGGAGTGAAGAACAAGTAGCAGAAGCATTACGTGCTTTAATTGGAGAAAACTTCCGCTATAAACTGAAGGATGATCCTGAAGCAAAGCCGGAAGAAGATAAAGCAATTAATGCTATTACTGGCTTACTGGGCAATGACTACATTGATAAGTTATTTGCTGACTATACTATTACTACTGATGGTGTAGAGGACAGTAAGAAAGTTGAACTTGAAGCTGCACGTGAAGTTGCCCGTAAAGTTCTAGGGAGTATTCGTACCAATTACTTTGACAAACAGAAGGAGACTCCTACGCTTGATAAGATGCGTATGGTTGTAGGTCAGATTATTAATCTGTATCGAGACCCAGCTGATCGTCTTGCAGAGTATTGTCAAGGAGATTTAATAGCTCCAAAGGAAGACGAATACCCAAAGAAGGAAGAACAATCTGAAGGAACTGAAAAAAAAAACTAAACTGGTTTAAAAAGTTTCTTTTGAAAATTCATATCCTAGAAGAATAGCCATTCTAATAAATATCATATCAAATGAATAATAGAATGTTAACTGTAGTTGGAATGTTTGTTGTCAGTGTATTCATTGGTAGGCAAATGTTCGCAACTACAGAAGTTATACAGGCACAGCCTGTTATGCCCTCTATAGTGGAGTTACCTAACTTCCCTAAAGTAATAAAAGAGGAGAAAAAGTCTGTAGATGAGATAAATGTCGAAGTCGACTTATCTACATTAGAAGTATCTGTGAAAGGAACAACAGACGCAAAAGTAAATGTGAAAACTACTGGCGAACCAAAGCCAGTAGTTAAGTGGAAAACTAAAGTAATAGAGAAGACGAATTCAACAGGATATCCGAAAGTAAATGCTATAAGTAAGGTATCTGATGACGAATCACCGGCAACTCCATTAACAATAGTAGATAAATATGAACAATAAAATTATACTTCAGCAGATGATACGTCTATCGCGTATCATTAAGGACTCAAGAGAAGCAAGAGCTAAATTAAGTTCTATACAATCTCAAACTGAATACTTTATAGTAGAAGGTAAACGGTCTACTTTTATTAGAGACCAAGCTAATAGTAGTATAAGTAATTGTTTATATGTAGAACAGTACTTACGTTCGTCTGTAAGTAGTGCTTGCAAATGTTTGGATGGTTTTGACGCTTCAAAAATGGAACCAATAGACTACATCAGTAGTAGTGATGTAAAAAATAAGTTTGTCGACATATGTCTAGGTAAGAAAGTAGTAGCTACTATTAATCTTACTACCGGTGAAATAACAAGCGTCAATATACCAGAACAAAAATCAACGGCTAAAGATAACAGCCCTACGGCAAAAAGTTAGTGATAATAACCGTATAATAAATACTTTAATTATATCACAGTTCGAGAGGAGTAAAACTGCAGCGTAAATCACTCCGAGGAAGTCATGCGGTAAAGTATACAATAATACTGGTCGCACCTGTCAGGGAGCTTGGAATCATTTCTCCATGGCCCGAAAAGTTACATGACCCGAGAATATGTTAGCAGCTAAAACTGTGAGATTACTCAAAAGGTAGGGTGTTAGCTTATGTAATTGAAAACTACATAAGAGGGGATGAGCGTGTACAATCCTCATTAGGAAGTGAGAACCGTTTGGGGACTTCTAAAGACGCAGTACTAAAGAGAAGACACACTGAGTACTAAACAGTGCAAAGGGAACGAAATCCCTATATCCGTATTAGTTTATCAAAAGCAGAATCAAAAAGGGATATAAACACGATGACGAAACAGGGACAATACGGTTCCTGGCTTATTCCTTTGGAAAGAATAAGTAAAGCCGAGAGGCAAAGGTTAGTTTCACCTTAAGAAGCAGCCAACTCATGGAAAAAAAGAGATTGCAGATAACGCATTACCGGTCTCCAAAATCGGTTAACAAAAGCGCTACTGTGCGTCCAGAAAGGGAAACAGGCTAACTCTAGTGTTCAGTATACATCAGCTGTGATGCAATATGCAATTGTGGATATTGGAACTTATACTTATGAAGGGAGTAAACTACTAATACTAATGTAAGGATAACCGTGTTATGGTACATACTTATACAAAGTAAGGATATGAAAGCTGGAAACGCAATGATCCAAGAATTAAACATGCAAACGTTAAAGCTTGACTGATTATCGTGGAGCAGGAGCCAATCCTGTACATTATCGTAAATAGTGTGCTGTAAAAGAACTTACGTATAAGGGATGAGGTATATGAGATTGATACCGTCTTTCAAGTCTAAGGTGACTCATGAGTTTTGTCGTGTAGATGAGTATAATATATGAGAAATGACGAGACTAAAATATGATAGTCTAAAATGCGAGTATGAGGGCGCTATAACCCTGAACTTAGAAGCGGACACCTTTAGCAAGTGTTATTACGTGGTAATAAATAAGATTAGGAGATGCAGAGGAAACTCCTTGTAAAAAACGGCAGAGCTTAAGCATTTCAAGATATGTAAATGCCTTTGATTTATTATACTAGTTCACACCAGAATTTTGGATAATAAACATCGTTATGGATTAAGGAAGTAAATAGAGTTATTAAAGATGCTTTAGGGTTAGAATCCTAAAACCAGTTTAGTAATAATTATAGTATATGATGATATACTTAATGAATCAACTTTACTTACGCTGAATAGAGTCAGCTATGACAAAATGAACTCTAATTGTTTAACTTTTAACTAATTGGGAAGTCCAATGGAACTGTAAACGCTGAGACTACCGCTCGTAAGAGTAGTGTGAGTAGACAGATCACCACCCCGACTGCCAACCGACATTGCTGACTGTTAAGACACTCGTAAAGTACAATGCGCAACATTGTATGTGAGAGAACGCTGAATCGTTAGTTACCTGTGTTGTTTCTTACACTGTCTCTGTAAGGGCAATAGTACACTTATGATGAAAGTATTCCATAAGCAAACAAGGAGACGATGATAGGTGGAAATCCTAATGTTCGTGCAGTATAAACAAACAAATCCTGGAAATGGTATAGATGGGTCATGCTATAAGCAATGAGTCTATGATTTTAGTAATGTTAGATTAAACAACCGTAATTCTGACGAATTTCGATAATACCGGACATACTCAGTAGGTTCTAAGGAACTGATGATAAAGTGGCTTATATCGCATCTAATCGCGTTATACGCTTACGGTGAGGGGTGCGTTAAGCATCGAAGGAATTGAATCTTAACCGTCGAAACGGGACGTTAAAACAAAAAAAATATCAGAAATTATCAGAAGTAACTCACAGAGTATTTCTCATAAATTTTCAATTTATTATTTTTATGCTTAGTAGATTATGTGATTGAGTTCACCTATTCCAATTTTGAATAGCTATTAAATAATCGAACGGTGGAGAGATTTTATCAATTTTTTGTATAACTATGTTCGTATTGGTATATCAAGTACGGACTCAAAAAGGAACATTTTTATGGAAAATAATATTAACGGAGCTAACACTCCGGGTTTAGCAGCTCAAATTTTAGCTCGCTATCGGCAAACAGCCCAGAAGTTTGGGCCTTTCTTTGGACAGCAGATATTTACAATCGTAGCACAGACTCCTGACCTTAAGTGGAAAGAAGATGTAGCTACAGGTAAGAATACTTTCCGTCAGGAAGTAAAAGCTTATATTCTCAAGGCTATTGATGTTGAGTCAGTTAGTTTACTTGAGAAGGATGTTGACGGACGTCCGAAAATCATCTTGAATGAGAAGAAGAATGATCCATCATTAGTCTTTGAGCTTGCTGATCCTGAATTTACTAAAGCAACCCGGCAGAATGTAATTGAATGTATTGAACGGTTGAGTAAACCAGGCTCTAAGCCTATGTTCTTTACAGCTGAAGAACTTCCTATGTTGAATGACTTAACTAAGTTATCCAACCAGAGTGTGTTGAACTTCTATGAAGAAATGACACGTAAGTGTATGCAGTTAGCTGAAACTGTCCGTGGTTATATGGATATGAATCAGCGTATGCAGGTTGAGTATTTACGGCAGTGCGGTTTAGATAATCAGGAAACTGAAATTCACGTAACTGCTACGATTACTGAAGAAAAATAGTAGAAGCTTATGAACGGCAGACTTTCTTCATTACGTGTAGAACTTCTGCGAATTCTAATATGTTCTGAGCCAGCCATATTGTCTAAAATTCAGATTTGGAATGGAGGACGTACAGAAACGCCTAAAAAAGTAAGCATTAGAGAAGATGGACGGGTCTTCCTATTTTACGGAAGTGGGCCATTATGGTGGCAAAGATTATTTAATACTTATGAATCGGTAAGTATTATAGATGCTTCTATTAGTATAGCAGATGCAATTACTGGGTCGAATTCGACTCGAAATGAATATGCCTTTGATGAGATTACTAAAAGTATAATTGATGAGGCAAAGAAACGTAAGGATTTCGATTGTATAGTTGATATTTTGTTTGATTGTATGAGGAATTGTTCAGATGGGGAACTACATTCTAAATGGATTAATCAAGAGAATATCAAAAAATATGCAAGAGAAAATGGTATAACCAACGTTGAAGACGTTAACCTTGAAGGGCTTAATGGAATAGTTGGAATTAAGACTGGTGGACGGGTTATTCCTATAGTACTCGGCCAGTTAAGAAAATTTAGAAAATATTGATTTGGATATTATCTTAAAACAACATAATTTCATAGTACTGAACTGGGTACTATTTATAGTAATTACTGCTGAATTGGGCAGTTATTACTACACAGTTCCTTAGCTCAACTGAATAGAGCAACACACTTCTAATGTGTAGGTTATGGGTTTGAATCCCATAGGAACTACTACTGGTAGATGTAGTTTGGTCGAGTATTTAACATTTAAAAAACATTAATCAATATGAAATCAATTACATCAATATATTTGCTCGGAGATAAGAATAAAGGTAAAATCGGTCGTATTAAGGAAATTTCTAATGAAATTACTTTCTATTGGAATAAGATCAAAGAAGAAAATGTTATTCCAAAAGAGGCTAAACGTAATTATGACTTAAAAGAGTTACTTCAGAAGATTAAAACTCTATCTGAAGAACGCATATTATTAAAACTGTATATGCAGTGTATTAATATGGGTTATAAGAAGTTTACTGAATTACCTAAAGATAATAACTATCTTAACATCTTTACTTTATGTGAAAAGACTGAACAGTTGTTTCACTTAAGTAAGATTAAGACTCTTGATCCGAAACTTAAACGTTCTAAAGGAAAGAAGAACCTAGATAAAACTGAAGAGCTTACTTCAGCTTATATTGCAGGTCTAAAAAATAAATTACAATTAGAAATTAACAAAATCAATAAAGATATTACAGATTTTAATGAGAAAGCAGAACTTGATATCGAGGCTCCTGCTTTATCATTAGCTGCATAAAAATGGAGAGAAAAGTCAGAAAAGCAATTTATGCAAGAAAAAGATTTTGGGAATCTAACTCAGCTTATGAGAATAGAGTAAACTATCTTATAGGCTGTGTTAGTAAATATCCCGAATTAGAACTTGCAAATATAGACGTAGGTACTAATACTACAACTATATTTTACTATGAGATAGTAGAAGAAAATTCTATTACAATAAAAGGATTTTCAAGTAAATAACTTAATTATCAAAATTATGAAAAAGATATTAGCAAAGAAAAATAAGAGAACCGGTATAAAGAATCATAGAAGTAATAAAAATAAGTTTCGTAGAAGCTATAAGGCTTATCAAATAATGACGGTAAGCAAGAAACCGGGTCCATCTGGAATCATTAAATATGATGAGAATGGGAAAGTAATAGGATTTGTAAAGTGGGCAGGAAATAAGAAGAAGTCTGAATATACTACTAAAGTAGCAAAAGATGCTATGAATGAAAACAAATCTATAAAACAATCTAAGAAAGAATTAATCAAGAATATTCTTATGAAAGCAGGATATGATCCTACAATACGATATACCCGTAAAGAGAAGAAACATTTTACGCGTATAGTTAAGAACAATATGTTCACTAAACCTAAGGGAGTTACGTTAACAACTGAACAAATCAAAGAGAAAATAAAAGCTGATAAACTTGCAAAGAAATCTATGCAAGCTAAATTTGATGAATCAGTACGTAATAATCCTTTAACTCCTAAAAAAGGTAAACAGATGGCTCCTAGTGCCGCAGAACTATCTGTTAAAGAAAAGCCTAACAAAAGAAACTTTCAATATGCTATACAGAGAAAATGCTCTGATAATGATATGAAAGTATATGATTTTGCTACTGGAAACTTTGAAGCATCTACTAGAGATGAAGCAAAGAATAAAGCTGCCAAGTTAGCTAAAAAGTATAAGAAAGATACATCATTTACAGGAGTAACTGTAAAGGATATTGAAGGAGATAATAGTATAACTTATTATAGTCGTAATAAGTTATTAGCAGCATAAAAACATAATATTTCTGTTTCCATAACTTAAACTGGTTTCTCATGTAGCTCAGTGGTAGAGCCGCTACTATGTAGTGTGATTGCGTTGGTTCGAGTCCAACCATGGGATCTAACTTTAAATACTTATAATATGATTATACGAGGAAAGATAGTCTACGTATATGATATTGAGGTATTTCAAAATATCTTTCATTGTTCGGTAAAAAATACAGAAACAAACGACATCTATAAGTTTGAGATATCAGAAAGGAAAAATCAACTAAGAGAATTAGTTAAATTCTTTAAACAAGTAGATAAATACATTACTTGGGAAGATTATTATACTACAAATATTAATATTCCAACTAATATTATATTTTGTGGCTATAATAATTTGCATTATGATAATCCTATAATTAATTATATAATTGAATATGAAGATAGATTAATGCAATATAATATACCTACCATATGTAGTTCTATATTTAATCTAAGTAAGACTATAACTGCTTCAAGTGAAGATAATATAGATGCATGGAAGCATTGGAAGTATCAAATATGGTTTGATACTTTTGATATTCTTACTATGCTATATTCTAATAAACTTAGAGTAGGTTTAAAGGAAATCCAAGTAACAATGCAATATCCTAATGTACAGGAATTTGTATGTGATTGGACTAAACCTCTTCCCTTAGAGGATTTTGACTCTATGATAGATTATAATATCAATGATATTGAATCTACTTCAGAATTATTAAATAGATGTAAGAAAGACGTTGATTTACGAATCGCTATTGAAGATGAATATGGAGTAAGAGTACTCAGTAAAGACGGTGTAAACATTGGAATGAAGATTTTAACTCAGAAATATCTAGAAAAGACAGGTTTAACTTGGCAGGATATTAAAGATTTAAGGTCTCCAATGAGTGTAATACCATTGAAAGATGTAATATTACCATTTATTAAATATGATAGTCCTATTCTACAGAGAGTATTAGATGATATGAAAAATCAGATAGTATCTCCAGGTAGAAAAGGATACGAGAACAAGTTTGTATTTAATAATTTACGCTATTCTGTAGGAGTAGGAGGTATTCATTCTGTGAATAGCCCTGAAATCATTATTCCTAGAGATAATGAAATGCTCATAGATATAGATGTAGCTTCTCTATATCCTAGTATGCTTATAGAATATGAATTCTATCCTAAACATTTAGGTAAAGAATTCTTAGAAGTATATAAGCAAATTAAAGATGAGCGAATTGAAGCTAAACATAATGGCGATAAAGTAAAGAATGAAACTTTAAAGTTAGCTTTAAATGGTTTATCAGGTAACTTACAGAATGAACATAATTTCTGTTATGCTCCCGAAGCTGCTATGAAAATTAGAATCAACGGACAGTTACTATTACTTATGTTAGCTGAAAAATTAACTCAAATTGGATGCCGAATCGTCCAAGCAAATACTGATGGTCTATTCGTCTTACTAAAGAAAGATGTATATTCTAAAGTAAACAGTATTTGTAGAGAATGGGAACAGCTTACTAAACTTACCTTAGAAGAAGATCGTTTTAAAGCAATGTATCAATATGCTATTAATGATTATTTTGCTATTACTGAAGATAACAAAGTAAAAGAAAAAGGAATGTTTATTACTGCTGTAAAATTAGGTAAAGGATTAACTCCAAAGATTATACCTAAAGCAGTAATAAGTTTCTTTAAAGACGGAATACCGGTCGAAGATACAATTAAGAATTGTACAGATATAAGAGATTTTCTAATGTCTGAGAAAACTGGTAAACAATGGCATGTTGAATATATGAACGAGGAGCAACAAAGAACTAATCGTTTCTACGCATCTACTAATGGTGGATACTTGTGGAAATGGAAAGATACTGGTCATAAAGAAGGTGAAATTATAACATATACTGAGCCATACGTAGGAGAACGTAAATATAAGGCTTCTGCAAGACAGTATCAGAATATGCTTACTGCATCTGGTGTTACTCTTCTAAATAAGTTTGATGATAAACCAATTGAAGAAAGAAAGATTAATTATAGGTATTACATTATGGAAGCCTATAAGATAATCAGAGATTTGAAACCGTTACAATTGAGCCTATGGGATTAACAGAGGCTTATCAGATATATTTCAGACAAACCATAAGCTTATATAATATATAAGACTATGATTTTAGAAATAGACACTTCTATCTTAGATAGAATACCAACTTTATCTATTAATCAATTAGTATTCCTAACACTTGTATTGAATGATATCAAAACAATCAATCAAGACATTCAGAGACTTCTCAGCCTAGTTAATGAAGAAGAAATACAAGAGTTAGAGACTCAAGGTTTAATTTCTATCCAATATGATAGAGATACCCAAGTCATAAGTAAAACAGAAAAACTAGAAGAACTTCTTAAAGAAGATAAAGCTATGTTTGATATGTTTTATGACCAATTTCCAGTTTATGTTATGAGACCTGATGGAACTAAAGGATTTCTCAGAGCTAATGTAAACAAATGTAGGAAAGAATATAATCGTATCGTAGGCAAGTCTAAAGCAATGCATGAACACATTATGGATTGTTTAAAATATGAAATAGATGAGCGTATGCGTACAGGTAAAATAGGTTATATGAAAACTATGTGGAAATGGCTCACTCAACACGAGTGGGAAACTATTGAGGAACAAATGAAAGTAGAAACTCCTAACCAAAATTACTATAATTATGGAACAGATATCTACTAAGACACTAACATTTAGACATATATCCTCTGCTACTAACGAAGCAGTAGAATATATTCGTAAGAGAAAGAATCATGAGATTGTTTCTTTACGTACTAGATGGAGTAAGTTTAATAAATCCTGTATGGGAGGCATTGAACCTAATACCATATATACTATTGTAGGTATATCTGGTAGTGGCAAAAGTTCATTTGTAAATACGCTTGAAAGTGATTTAATAGACTTAAATTCTAATCAGGATGTAGTAGTACTTAACTTCAGCTTCGAGATAAAATATTTACTTATATAAAGAAACTTTTTCTAGTAACTTTCGTTATTGTTAATGTATGAACAATAATACAGAAAGAAATGGAAAAGATACAAAGAGAATTTTTAATAGGGTGCATGTTAGGAGATGGTAATATTAAGATACCATCCGGATGTAAAAATGCAATGTTTCAATGTCAACATGGTCCTAAACAAATAGAATATAATAAGTGGAAATGTGAACTATTATCTTCTTTAGGGAGTAAATTTTATACTTATATAAGGAAAACTCCTAACAAGAAAACAAATAAATTTTATGAAGCAAATATTACAGCTACAAAGTGTAATAAGGAATTAACCGAAATATACAATATGTTCTATAAAAATAAGAAGAAAGTAATAACTAGAGAAATACTAGAGGAATTTACTCCATTTTCTTTAGCCATATTATTTATGGATGATGGGTCTAAAACTACACAATCACAATATGGTACCTATACTATAGCGTCTTGTGGTTTTGACTCAGAATCATTAAGTATATTTCAGGCATTCCTAAAAGATAAGTTTAATATAGATACCTCTATTACATATGATAATAGAATATATATTAAAGTTAATTCTAAAAATCTATTTGAATATTTAGTAAAACCACATATTCAAAAAATTCCAAGTATGTTATATAAGTTATACGTCTCGTAATTGGGTGAATTGCTGGGAAGCCTAGACATAGGTAATCAGCAGCCAAGCCAACCTTTAACAAAGTTGGAAGGTTCAACGACTAGATATTGAAACTCGTAAGAGAATATAATATATCCAAGAGCGCCCAACGCTGTGAAGCGAAGATATAGTCTGAGCTGCATTATAATGTTAAGAAAAGAAGATGCAGAATATAAGCATAAACAGCTTATAGATAACAATACTGGTTAAGTTCAAGACAAGTAGGTAGAAAATTAAGTAGTAAGTTAAGGCAAACTACTGCTCAGCTATATAGTTCTATTAGTGAATTAGATAATTCATTGTTAGAAGAAGTAGAACAAACCTCTCAACAGATAAAATCATATCCGATATATTATGTAGATACACCGGGTACTGTTGCAGATATAGCATCTACCATTGATTACTTTTATGAGAATAAAGCTAAAGGCAAGAAATTTGTAATTATACTTGATCATACTTTACTTGTTGAAGGTCAAAATCGTGAAAGTGCACTACAAGTGATTTCCGATTTACAGAAACTGTTTATTAGAGTAAAAAAGTTTCCAGATACTACAATAATACAGTTATCACAGATGAATCGTAATATTGAAAATCCTGAAAGAATTAATAATCCATCTATGCATTATCCAATGCGTAGCGATATATCTTCTGCTGATACTATCTTTCATGCATCAGATTACGTTATATGTATTCATAGGCCAGAATAAATAAAGCTGTTCTGGATAAATCCCGTTAAACGGTGAAAACCCGATGGGGCAACGCCGTACCAAGTTTATATAGAAATATATAAATAGTGTCTAACGACTAGTAGTGAAACTACCGCTATTAAAGCTATGTTAATAATTCTACCACGAAAGCGGGAAATATAAACTTATATATTTATTATACGTTCCATATATAGTAATAATTAAATATTCTTATATGGAACTATTAATAGATGGAAAGAAGATAAATATTAGAGATAAAAATAGAATAAAAGAAGAAAATAATACTATTCTATTCAGATGTACTACATGTGGTGAATATCTACCTATTAGTGAGTTTGAACTTCGATGGAATAATAGTAAAACTGAAAAAAATAATGTAAGATCACAATGTAAACATTGTCGTACAGAGGAAAGTAGGCTATACCACTATTATAGAAGAAGGAAATATACTGAACAAGTAGTAAAAGAAAAAATGTTACATTATGATAAACTAAAACATGATTTAGAATATCATAATAAAATAGTATTATATAGATATGCTAGGAACCATTCAAAACGATGTAATATTGAATTTAATATTACTCCTAATGATATAATAATTCCTAAAGAATGTCCAATTCTTAAGCATGAGTTTATTTTAAATGATAAACAATATACTTATTCTATTGATCGAATTGACAATAGTAAAGGGTATATACCTGGAAATATTGCTGTTATTTCAAGATTAGCAAATATAATGAAAAATTGTGCTAACTTTGAACAATTAATATTATTTTCTGAAAATATAAAAGATTATATTAAGAAATAGTCTAAACTACACGTATAAGATGAAGGTGTAGAGTGCAAGATAAAGAGCTTGCAGAGAATACAAATTGTGCTCAATATACAGAGTTATGGACCAAATCGTCTACCAGTAAGAGATAAAGTTTATTTGCATATTCTAAAGAATAGAGATGCAGGTGAATGTTCTATACTTGAGTTTGATAATGACCTTAAATACAATAACTTAATTGAGACTATACGAGAAGATGAACCAGTAAGGAAGATTTCGTTTAGTAATAACAATTAAAAAGGCTGAAAATTATGAAATCATATACATTTACATTACCGAAAAATACTAAGAGTGCAAAAACATATAAGGAGTCTTTAATGGACCGAGTAATTAACGCTTATCCTTGGATGACTGTAGAAAGTAAGAGTGATTATCCTTCTTGTAGCTATGGCATTGAATATGCAGGTGCAGGTGATATTATTACTTTAGGTTTAAGTAAGACTCATAATATTGGATGGTTGCCGAAGGAATGCGCTAATTGTCCGTTTAAGTGTTGGGGAGATAATGTAATTAATTTCGACTTAGAAACAGAATTCTTCAAGGCTATTAATGCACTTGATATTTATGCAAAGGAACATTGTCCGTTTGATGTTGACTATGACTTTAAAGATGAGTTTGGTACTCCAGTTAAAATCTTTGATAACTTCGTACAGATTGGTTATGAAGTAATTCCTATTGCATTTGGTTCTTTGAACTATTTAAAACCGAAGACAAAGAAAACTATTATCGATATCACGATTAATATTAAGAAACGTGGTTTGTTTTAATTAAAATATCTTATTCCATATTATCAGAAATTATCAGAACTTTATCAGAGGAATACAAAAAAATAAAAGCTTTTATGATTGTATTACCAAAAGAGAAAGTAAAAGCTAAAGTAGAAAATCCTAGATTTTTGATTTTATTTGGTAAACCAAAAGCTGGGAAAACTACTTTAGTTGCAGCGCTGGATAACAATCTAATTATTGATTTAGAAGGTGGTTCAGAGTTCTTAGAGGCATTAGCTGTTCAAGCTAGATCCGTAAAAGATTTAGGTGATATAGCTAATGCAATAAGAGAGATTAAAAAGGAAACTGGTAAATATCCTTACAAATATATTACTATAGATAATGCTACACGTCTAGAAGAGATGTGTATGAGCTACGCTATACAGCTTTATAAAGCTACTCCAATGGGAAAGAAGTATGAAGGTACAGATTTAAGAACTTTACCTAATGGATCTGGTTATTTATATATAAGACAGGCTGTAAGAAAAGTTATTGACATGTTCCGTGGATTATGTGATAACTTTATACTTATTGGTCATACTAAAGATAAGTTGATTAATAAGAATGGCGAAGAAATGGCAGAAATGTCGCTTGATTTAGTAGGTGCGTTAGCAAATATTATATGTGGTGAAGCAGATGCTGTCGGCTATGTATATAGAAAAAAGAATGAGACACATATCTCATTTGAAGGCGGAGATAATTCTGTTATTGAAGCTAGAGCACCTCATTTAAGAGGAAAGAATATAGTAGTAGCAGAGAGTGATGAGAATAACAACATTACTGCTTATTGGAATAAAGTTTATTTACCTGAATAATTAAAAATAAGATATTATGATATTTAGTACAGAATTAGCAAATGAAGTAAAGTTGTCAGATAATGGTAATAATACTAAATACCTAGAAGCGGGTATTCATGACAACGTTAAGTTTGTATCCGCAAAGTTTGCAGAGTCTCCTACAGGGAAGAAGTTCATTGAATTTACTTTTGAAAAAGATGGTAAGAGTCTTGTTCATACTGAATGGGAACCAGCTGTTCGTGAAGGCGATACTGAAGAACAGAATCAAAGTAAAGCTACTAACCAGGTAACTCGCATTATGCGTATACTCAAGTGTTTCTATCCTAAGAATGTATTAGCATTCAGTGGCAGTTCTTATAAGGAGTTTGCTAACTGGGTAGTAACAATGCTTAATAGTGCTAATAAAGATATTTTACTTAAAGTAAAGATAGTTTATAATGATAAAGGTTATACTACACTTCCTAGTTATGTCAAGTTTGCCTCTATTGAGCCTATGAATATTCCTATGGGTTTCTATGAAGAAGGTAAGAACGAAAGCATGATTAGAGAAATTACAGGTATTGATCAGTTTACTAAGCCGATTGTTGCAGATAAGGAAGATAAGGAGGTTAATCCTCTTACTACTACTGTAAGTGATCAGCCTAGTGATGATCTACCTTTCTAATTTTGTAGATAATCCTATAAGCAGCCTACGCTAGGCATAATATAGCGATACGTGAGTAGCATGCCGCTATGTGAGATAAGAAGCAATCGACGGTAATACGCCGAATGTAAGGTGTGACGGAGGCATCAAAATTCATAGAATAGGAATAGCATGCACTCACGTTTTCATGATAGTAATGGTTAATTAAGGTTCGATTCCTTAACTATCACTAAAATATATCATATGATTTACGATACAACGAAAATAAAAGACAATATGAGTATTACTTTAGATTGGATATTATCTAAAGTAACAGAGTATGATATATATACAGCGTACATTGGTAATTTTAAAGTAGGTATGATATATAATTCACCATTAAGAAAGGATAAAACACCTTCTTTTGGATGTTATTATAGTAAAAAAACTAAACAGTTAATGTTTAAAGACCATGGTACTGGAGAATGTGGTAACATAATTAAGTTTGTATCACTTTTTACAGGACTAACTAACTATTCAGATATACTCAATGACATAGTTAATAAACTTAAAATTACTAATGATACGAAACTCGTTAGCTCTAAGCAATATATACCGTCAACCGAGACAGTAATTGGTATTGTAAGACAAGACTTTACTCTAACAGATATCAATTACTGGTCTCAGTTTAATATTTCTACTACTACTCTAAAGAAATTTGGGGTAAGTAGTATAAAATATTATCTATGTAACGGAGTTGTAAAGGGTATTTACAAGGATAGTAATCCTATGTATGCTTATAAGGTTTATAATAATTTTAAAATATATAGACCTTTAGCAGATAAATATACAAAGTGGCGTAATAACCTGACTGAGAACGACATTCAGGGGTTTAAACAGTTACCTAAAACTGGAGATATACTCATTATTACAAAGAGTATGAAAGACGTCATGTGTTTATATGAGATGGGTATTCCAGCAATAAGCCCATCATCAGAATCAACGTTTATACCCCAGAAAGCATTAGACCAACTTAAGAAGCGTTTTAAGACAATTTTAATTTGTTTCGATAGAGATGAAGCTGGTTGTAAATATCTTCGTAAAATAAGCCTTAAAACAGGCTTAAAACCATTCTTAGTACATAAGAAGTGGAAGGCAAAAGATATTTCAGATGCTATTAAAGCAAATTCTTTTGAATCTATAAAATTATGGATATATGAAGAGATAGAGAAAGAAAAAAGAAGGCAAAGTACGAAATGCAACTCCAAATGAATATGATGGAATTAAATTTCGTAGTAAACTTGAAACTTATACATATAAAAAGCTGAAAGAGGCAAATATCATGGCAGATTACGAAATGCATCGATATGAGCTACTTCCAGCTTTTACTTTTAATAATAAAAAGTATAGAGCAATGACTTATTTACCTGACTTTGTAGGAGATAACTTTGTTATTGAATGTAAAGGATACCCTAATGAAGCTTGGCCTTTAAGAGAGAAACTATTTAGATATTACTTATATAGTAATAATATAGGAGTCAATTTCTATATAGTTCATAATCAGAAGGAGGTAGATGAGTTAATAAAAAGACTAAAGAAATGATAATATTTTATAGTATAATTATATATAAACTAACTAAAACTTTATACCATGAAAATCTGCGCAATAAGTGATATACATGGTCATTTAATTAATATACCAGAATGTGATATATTATGTATAGCAGGCGATGTAGTAAATTTACTCGCTCAGAGAGATAACGAAGAATCAAATAAATTCTGGTCTATTACTTTTGTCAATTGGGTAGACAAATTACCGTGTAAAAAGGTAATTGTAGTTCCAGGAAATCATGATATTTATATAGAAAATCTTATTAATGATATTGTAAAGGATTTGAGTTGGCAAGATTTTAAGACTAAAATATCAACTTTAACTAATGATAAAGTAGTATTTCTTGTTGATGAACTATATGAATATGAAGGAGTAACTTTTTATGGAACTCCTTGGATAGCTCCTATACATTGGCAAACATGGGCATTTGAAGATACTCAAAACGAATATGATGAGTATATATGCCCATATGAAAAAATACCAAATTGTGATATACTTATTACTCATGAAAATCCTAATTATAATGAAAAGCTTGAACATTACTGTTTTGGTAAGTATAAGCATCATTTCTTTGGACATTGGCATAATGGTATATCATATGGTCATTTAAATCAATATAATTGTAGTATACTAACTGACAGTTATCTTGAAAGAGAAAGACCTAAAATAGTAACTATAGAATTAAGTAAGAATGATAATTGATAAACCGTATTATGAAGACAATACGAGAATATCAAATTCTGCTATTGGTTGGTTCTTAAAGAAAGGACCGCGTTTCTATCGAGATATGATAGATGGAAAAGAGGAAGGATTAAAACTTCCTCAGCTCGAAAGGGGTACTATGATTCATGAATATATACTTCAACCAGAGGATTTCTGGAATGATTATATAATTCTTGATTATGAAGTGCCTAAAGTAAAACAACAAAAAGATTTCTGTGAAGCTTATGCTAATTCATTAGAGCTCATAGAAGACGATAAAAAGATTGCTGCATACAAATCTGCATACAGTAATTCAAAAAGCTCTGAAATCGTCTTAAAAGAAGCTACAGAGCTATGTAATCGTTATGCTGATTATATTAAAGCATTACAAAGTAAAAAAGATAATCGTAAAGTAATATCTTTTGCTGATTTAAATATGCTTAAAAATATTAAGAATAATATTGATAATCATAAGAAGGCAAAAGAGTTATTAGAAGATATTCCTGGAGTAGAATCTCATAATGAGTTTCATATTAACTGGGAATTACCTGTTGATGATTGGATTGCGCCTTGTAAGTCTTTACTTGATAGATGTATATTCGATCATATAAATAAGAAGATTACTTTAATCGACTTAAAAACAACTAGTGATGTCTATAATTTTAAACATTCTGTAGAAGAGTTTGATTATTATAGACAGATAACTTATTATTTGCTTGCAATTAGTTGGTACATGAAAGATCAAGGAATTGACATTTCAGATTATGATTGTGAAGCATATATTATTGCTATTCAGACAAATAGTAATAATGAAGTGAGAGTTTTTAATATGTTTAACGAATTAGAGTTAGATGATCGTAAGGACCTCATTGTCAAAACTTTAACAGAATTATCATATCATTATCAGACAGGTAATTGGGACCATACTCGTAAATATTACGAAAATGATGGAATTGAAGAACTTAGAACCTAAGACATTAAATGATTTTTTAATTGCAATAGCTATGGATTCATGCGAAGAAGTATTTGAAGTAGATGAAAACATAGTTTGCAATGAAGAAGTTGAACTTTAATAAATACAACAAAGGGTTGCGTTATTATGCAACCCTATTTAAAATAAATCCAATAGTATTTACTTCAGATTTATTTATAGACATTACTATAGATAAAGAGTTTTTAATACTTCAATATAAAACATATCCTAAGTATTATATAGTAAGAAGAATTCAGGAGAATGAATTTTTCTATAATGATATAATAAAAGATGATATAGTTTGCTATAGATTTAGGTTAAAAACTAATGACCAAAAAGCTGATTTCAGTATAATGCAAACTAATGGTACACAATTTTGTACTAAAGAATTTATATTAAGTATGGCAATACTTTGGAAAGATTATCTAGATAGTTCATTTTATGATACTATATTTTAAGAATTACTCTACACAAAAAAGGCAGGCTTTGTGAAAAGCTTGCCTTTAATTTTTTAATCACCAGTAATCTAAGTATCATAATATCTACGCTTACTTGGAATATCATTTAATTCAATTAGATTTTTGAATGGAGTTATTTTCCATATATTTCTTTCTAATTGAGTTTTTCCTCTATAAGCACCTCTAGTTATCATTTTACCCTATTTACTTTTTTCTCCTCTTATATTTGATAATATCAAATCGTAAGGATAAGAAATTACAGACCCAACGTTATCCAATAATGAGTATAGCGGGGTAGGTGTTTTAATAGTGCTATATATATCTACTAGGTTATACGGAGCAGTAGTTTCAAAAGCAGTTCTAGCCATTACATAAGCAAATAAGTTAAGAAGTATATTCCTCTTATCCTTATCTGCCTCTTCTTTTAGAATATTCCTTATTAAAGGATATAAACACATGCACAATGCTGCTTCTATCTTCAACTTCTTAATGTTAGTTCTATCTAACTCACTTGAAAAACCTTTATTAAGAAAAGTCTATTTTAAAACAGTAGTAAGAAGGTCAGCTCCTGATTTGTCTTTCCAAGTTTGAGCAAATACTCTAAGTGGAGTTTTAAGTATAGCTTCTACTTCTCTTTGAGTTTGATAATCCCATTGTCTATCCATAGTAAAACTCTATTGAAGAATAATAGGGATATATTGTCTATGCATCATACACATTGCACCAAATACATTAGCACTCATTTGAGCTTTCTGTAAAGGACTTAATTGACCATCTGCAGAACCGGCTAACTATCTGGCAGCATTACCGATAGTAAACTTAGCTTTATCTACAGCTTGTTGATATTCTGGAGAAATAGCAACTATTTTGCCAGCACTAAACTTAGTTAAAGCTTTAAATGATTTAGCTTTCTTCCATCTCTACTAGGTTTCATCTGTTCTACCATATTTATTATAAAACATTTCGTGATGCATGAATTGTCCATCAATGTATTTATAATCGTACATTACACTATTTAGTATTTGACCTTTTATAAAATAATCAGATACTGAGTATAATCCAAAAGCCCACTACTTCTAAATGACATTTATAAATTTAGGTCTATTAGTATTAGTAAACAAACTATCCATAGTAGAACCAACCTAAAAGTAATCCATATAAGCCATCTATTCGCTCTTATATGTTCTACTACCAACACTTAAACCGTGTCTAAACAAATCGAATACTACATCTTTAAATGCACTTACTGCATTACCAAAAGTATAATATCTACCGGTCAAAGAATTGACAAGATGAGCATGAGCAGCAGTAAAGAAACCAGTAAACGCACAAGCAAAGTTTAAACCAAGATTTCGTAATGTACCATAACCAGTAATAGTTTTTAACAGTTTGGTTATACTTATCTCTCTGTCTTTAATAGATATAGATAAAGCATTAGTCTTAACATCATATAGATTCATGTTAATAAACTTTTCTGCAAACTTATATATATTAGTATCAGTTCCAAGTTTAGGTTCTTGTTTACCAGTAAATATTCTCTTAATAGAACCTATAGTACTAGTACCAGTATACTTTCTCTATGATAAAAATGACTTTATATTTTCTACCTCACCTTTCACTTCATTCTTCTGTTTGAAGTTTTCTGCCATTTTAAAATACTGAATAACAGAACCTACCATATCTGCTGATATAGTAGCTGGATCGTCTAGCTGTTTAGTAAAGTATTGAGGAATAAGAGCTAAAGAAGTACCATCAGGAGACGTTAAAACCTTTTTATTTATACCAACATCATCATTCTTTACAGTAGCAGCATCTAATAAATAGTTACCTATAGCAGCAAATGGATTAAACCCTGATGCTTTGAGATGTTTATACAAACTACCTGATATTTGAGGTAATCTATACTTGTTTAAATACTCTAGATTATTTAATTTACTATTAGATTCATCCATTGTGTCTATTAAAGCTTTTCTAAGTTCAGATAACGCTTTATTAGACATTACTTCATTGTATGCCTTACTGTTATCATATATCTACCTTTTAGGCTGATAATACTCGTCATTATCCCATTTGTAGTTCTTATTAACAAATGGAGACTCTGAAGATAATTCAGATAAATTAGAAGAAGGAATAACCTGTATATACTTACTGTCTTTAGGAGCAATCTTTGTATACCATGATTTAGGAGCAGTTCCAGTAGATGTGTTATAAGTATTCGTTAAATAGAATACCTCTGAACTACCAGGAACTTCTTGGTCTTTTGCCAGTGCTGCTGCTTCATCTCTCTTATAAGCTTCAGTAGCTACTACTCTAGCTATCTTACTAAACTCAGTCTTTGATCTCTTTTTTTTAGATGACTTTCTTATATTATTCATCTTAATCTCTAACTAATCTAGCAATCTCTTAGTAGAATTAGGCATTAGTTTAGGATTTACTTCACCAGTGCGGTTATCTCTAAACATATTTAAGATAGCTCTCTTCTATCTATTATATTCAGCATATGCTTCGCCATAATCAGCTCTATCTAAGTTAGCTAATTGTTCGTAAAACTCTTCAGTATATACTACTCTAGTATTACGATCCATCCATTTTTTAAATTCATGCTTACTTAGACTGTTTCTTTTTTCTTCAATTAATTCCTAGAATTTCTATTGATTATAGTTCTTATTAAGATTCTTTGATAATTTATTATTTAGTTCAGTAAGTTCATCAGCTATTCTTCTTTCTACAGAACCTTCTGGCTTTTCGTTACCATATATATCGTAAATACTAGCTAACTCCTTTTTATCTAATTCGTACTGTTGTAAAGTATTCCATTCCTCATCTGTCATTGATTCATAATGAATTACTCCATTATTATCTCTATACTTATTAGATAAGGTTCTTATCTTAGACATTATCATCTCTCTTGCTGAAGCAGCTTCAGGGCTAAGAGAATTCATTAAATCGTAGAATTCATTAGTATATTTACGTTCACAGTGCTCTGATAACCATTTATTAAGTCTTTTATTATACTCTGTTCTAGTAGCTATATTTTCAGGTAATTGAAGAGTCTGATGGTCTACACCAAATTCTTTCTATAACTATTCTTTAAACTATTTTAAATCTTTATAAAATCTACCATAGTTCAAATCTCTAATTATATAACCGGTAGTATTACCATTCTCATCTACTTCAAATAATAACTTCTAATTTCTATTTCCCGCTACCTTTAATAGTTTGTTTAGTTCATTAGCTTTTTGAAACACTACTTCATTTATACTATTTTCAGTATTCTATAGTATATTAAACAAACTCTTAATAGCTTCATCATTGATTCTATCTCCAGAACCTAACACTCTAGTAATATAGCTAATATCAAAATCTGTTTTTCTAGTATTTTCAGATATATAGTTATATATAGTAGGACTATTTACCTTTATACCTTCCTTTAACATGATTCTCTAAGCATTAACTACTTGCATACGCTTAACAGCATCATAGCTCTAATCTAAAATACTCTTACATAATTGTAGTTCTGTCATTAATTTATTATAATTTGCTTCTCCTACAATCTATTTATAAGTATTCATATTTACTAAAGAATTATATATATCTTTAGCCTACTCACAGTAAAAAGCAAAATAGTTCTTATTTAATGCTACGAGTTCTTCGTCTGTTAGAGCATCAGCCTAACCTTTATAAGCTTCTACTACTCTGTTACCTACATCTCTAACATCTAATTTTAAGTCTGTAATAAAAGAAGCTATAACATCAAAATCGCTTATAGCAGCATTCTATAGATTAGCAATTTGATACTTAATGTTCTCTATTACTTCCGTTCTTTTAGATATATCAGTAATATCTATACTACGTAATCTAGATTGTAAACCAGATAGTAAGTTCTATCTTATATCAGATAATCTCTTATCTAACTCTTCTTTAGTATCAAAGTTATACTTCTCTGCTTCATGTATGTTTGTTTCAAGCTGTTTAACTTTATTGTTTAATGACTTTTCAAATCTAACGTTAGCAGATTCATTATTATCTTCTAAATTGAAAGATAATAATTTCATTAATATATCTCTAGTACTTTCTGTATTTTTTACATGCTATTTTCCGGTAAGTAAATCAATGATTGCAGACCATACTTCCCTTATCTTACTTATCACTTCTTCAAATAATCCTTTCTATCTAGCATCATCTATTATATTATTTACAAATTCTTCATTAGTAAGAAATTCGGCTATAAATTCATGTTCATCTTTTAAACCATATAATGCACCAGTCCACTTACCTTTTTCAGCATGTATTTCCTAGTATAGTTTTCTATTGAATTCTAATAAGTCTTTTACTTTATTGTATACTTTAATTTCTAAGTCAGTGCCCTCACCATTTTTGACATTTTCAAAAGATCTTGAAGTAAATGCATGAACCATTTCATGTACAATACTTTTTGCATTGTACTCCATATCTGTTTCTTCAAATATCTCTTTACTAATCCATATAGTGTGAGTATTGCTACTATACCACATGTAATCCCCATTAGCTAATCGATCTCCTTCCTCTGTTATACCAATATATACATCAGTATCAGAGAATAAATCAAGTATCTAGTATGCTATAGAATCTTTTGGTATATACTGTTTTAAGCGTTCAACTACTTGTCCTGATGTAGTACTCATATGAGGAGAACCATCTGACCAAGTACCGGTAATATCACCTATATTTGAAAAGAAATAAGAAGGCCACCCCTAAGCCGGTATAAACGTTTTAGCTATCTATCTAATAGCTTGATTACGATCTCCGTCAAAACGTCTTAAAAGGTCTGAAAATAGCTCAGACTAAGACCCATCTGGGCCCTAGTCTATAGCATAACCATTATTTTCAGATATGATATAATAAGCAGCATCTTCACTGCCTAACACTCTAGCAACTTCATCAACAGCTGCTTTTACTTCTTTGTTATTTAAATTTAAACACTGCATAATTATTCACATTCTTTTTTACGTTTCTTACCCATTTCAGCAAGATAAGTCATATCTACCACATCTTCAGTAACATCCATGTTGAAAGCTTCATTTGCAATAGAAGAAGTATCTACGTTAGCAAAGGGATCTTCTGTTTCTTGTGAGAATTGTTCTTGCATATCAGAGAATATATTTAACTATTCATTTATGACATCCATAGCTTCAGATCCATCAAATGGATTATCTAGACTAACATTGACAAAATCTGATACATCTGTTTCATCATATACTACATTATCTTCAGATAACGGATCTATATTAAAGGTAGTATCTACTACTTGCGCATCAGATACATCACCTTCTATTTGCTTCTATGTTCCGTTTATTTTTACCTAAATATTATCTGAACTAAGAGGTATAAACTGTTTAGTAAATCTACTTTCATCCTTTAATTTAGGTAATTTAACTCTAGACATTGCAGTTTCTGCTATAACACTATCATCAGTTAATACATTTTCATCAAACGCATTCTAATCAAAAGCTGATATATCCAAACCACCTTTTGCAAATTCATTAACTCTAAATCCATTTTCTTTAATACCTAATTTAGGTATTCTCTTATAGATTAGTTTAGCTCCTCTTTTACTCTTCTTACCTTCATCATTTACATAAGCTATTTCGCCAATTAATTGATATAATTGAATTGAAGTATTATATCCAGAACCATTATTTACAGTTATGAATTCCGCTCTTCTAGTTCTATAGTGAGGAACAGCAAAACTGTCATACATAGTAATAGCTTTACCTCCAATGTTACTTCTAGATTTAGACAATACAATATCATAATCACTACTCTTAGAACGGTCTTCCTATTGTTGTTGGAAAGGATCGTTGCTATTAGGCTTAAGATTGATATTATATTTAGGAACTATATTAGGATCATCCCACATATTTCTAGCTATTGTTAATCTAATAGAAGGAAAACTCATAGATTGAGGATCATCCCCAGTTTGAGCTATAGAACTATATCCAGATATATCTCCTCCATTTTTAAATTGGTCTAATACTTCTTTAATATTAGATACATAACCATTATCAATCTTATATTGAATAGGAACTAAATGGAAGAACGCATTTACTCCTCTTTCATCATAAGAAGTATAATATGCATATTTAACCAAATCTTCTGCAAATTCTCTAACTATATCATCGGTATCTTCAAGTAATTGAGCGAAAGCAGATATTAACTGATTCTCTCTATCATAGTCATTGTTCATTGATGATTCAGATAGAATAATTCTGTCTACATTCTACCCTTCTAAGCCATCTGCTGGATATTCCTATAAATAATTTAATAATTCATTCTTTATAGTTCCATCTTGATTAATAAGATGTGGAAAAGCCTCTTTATTAAGTAACAGATATCTCTTAAGTTTAGTTAATCTAGAACACATAGTATTCTTACCTATAAACATACCTCTAAATTGATCATCAGTCATTTTAAGGAAATCAATGTTAGAAGTAGCTCTAGCTCTAATTATACTATCGATCATTCTATTTATATTCTGAACAAACTTCTTATCACCCTAGTGTTTATAGGATATTAAATCATTGCCGTCTGTACCTTTGATGATATCTCCTCCTACAATATTACCCATTACTGAATTAAATATATTCTAGTAAGTCCAAGTTGCAGGGAACGTTTGACTCTTAAGAATCTTTCTGGCTATAGTAGTAGCATTATATAACTTCTTACTTAAGAATGTATTACTAAAGTAGTATTTCAAAGCATCGTCTACTTCCTTACCTTTTATTTCAAATACTCCGGAATTATCATATATAAATGTCTAGTATGAATTCACAAAGTTTAACTATAGTGCAAGATTATTACCAAATTTCTTAGTATCAATCTGAGATCTATGTACTAATTCACTAAGTGTTTTAGCATCCATACTTAGTTCTTTATAAGCGTGCAATACAATAATCTATTGATATAAGAATAGTAAATTATCCTGCTTTCTATTCTTTAAAGCGTATATAAGACTAGATTCATCAAATACCTGTGTCTTATCTATTACTTCACTCTTTATTCCAGGGTATGCAGAGTACCCAATTTCTTCAGCTAAACCATTATATTTAGCTTTCCAATTTTGTTTACTTTCGCCTTCTGGCAGAGCATCTATGGCTTCTTTAAGTAACTTACCATACACATTGTATAATCCAGTAATTATCTAGTTTTCCTATAGATTCTCAGCTCCATATACTCCTTTACTATTGATAACTCTATTGGATAACTCTTTTAATATAGGTTGAGCTAAGAAATAGAAAGTATTCTTACCTTTACCACCTCTAAGTAATAGGTTAGTCATATTATAAGTAACCTGATTAACATTTAAAGCAATAATGTAAGGGTCTTTAGCAACGTCTACATGAGCATTAATCATAGCAGATAACCAGTCAAGAATTCTAAATCCATCTTGACCCTTAATAGCATCTAAATCTCCTAATTGATATACATTACTATGACTGTATATCATATTAAGATGCATTAACTGTGTTAATACATGATTAGTAGAGTTAAGAGCAAATGGAGCAATACCAGCTTTACCACTAGTATATTCTTCTTTTCTAGATTCCTAGAACGAAGGCAATAATTCATAGAAAGGATCTGCTTCTTGTTTACTAGAACTTGATATTAACGGTAATACATCGTCTTGTAGCATACCAGTAAGAGTATCAATAGACGCTCTAGTCTCAGCCATATTCTTAGTATCTGATACTACTAATTGATAATTCTGTATTATCATATTCTGTAACGCTTCAGGACTTTGCTCGCTTACTTTATCATTAGTATATTGAACTATATTTCCATCTGTATCATAATTCAACATAGCAATATACAGTTTATCAACGTCGAAGTCAGAACCAGTCATAGCTGTAAATTCATCCGGAACTACTATAGTATCACTGAATCTATCAGGAAGTACATCTACTACTTTAAATGAGAAAGTAGAAGACAAACCCTGAGTAGGGATACGATAGCCAATACCTTGTGGAGTAGAATTAGTGCCGATTACATTGTGGTCAGTCAACCATTTCTTCATAGTTCCATAAGAAGTCTAATATTCTTTTGGTACTATATGTCTAAAGAAGTTAGTACTTAGAATAACATCCATACTTCCATCTTTATTCAGGAATCTAAGTTTATTACCACCATTAAATGCGCCATTTAACTATGATTCTTTTATTCTAGCATCAGTTGCTTTTAAACCAAATGAAGACATCTGAATAGCAGAACCGCCAGGAGTATTAATATCTACTACTTCTTTGTTTATAAATGATATAATTCTACTTTCAATCCACTGTCTACTACTCTGGGCTGCTAATGGAACAAGTATATTTCCGTCCTAATCAAGAGTAAGCCCTTTAACAAACTCATCAGACATACCAGAGCTAACAGCCTAACTAACTAAATAGTCTGATAAAGCCTTATTATTCAGTTTGCCTTTATGGAAGAATCTCTTAATTATTCTCTTATAACCTATATCAGATAACTAATTGATAGCATCCATTGTTTGAGTCTTAATCTGTTGACCAGTCTTAGTAGTGGCTTTATTAGTACCGTACACTCGATCGTCTATAAGATTACCCAAACATATTTTAACAGCCTAAGTACCAAATGAACGATCAATATGCTCATGTGGATCTGTATTCAACTGTAAACGTAAATTACGAATATCTTGAACAAATACAGGTAAATCTCCTTCTTTCTTAGTAAGATTGAAGGATTTTTTATTCAAACCTTCAACATTAAAGTGTTCATTTTTAGGACCTTCATAAGCTTCAAATTTAGTTCTACCACCAACTTTAACAGCAGATTCAAAAGTAACCATATCGATTACTCCCAATTCTTCATTATTCATACGATCATATAAAACCTTATTATCAGCCTTAGCTATTACTTTGAATAATGGGAACATAGCCATCTTATCGAATACAGGAACATTCAGATTTATATCGTTCTCTCTATGGTCTCCAAAATATACCATCTTTAAAGGTTTAACTACAAGAGCTAAAGTCTTCTGATATAATTCCGGATTATTCATCCATGACTCATCTTCTCCTTCCATTATTTGATAAGCTTCTTCGATAGCGTCACTCCATTGTCCTAACGCTTTCATAATACGTCTATACATAGCAGGACGAATATATACAGCAGCATCAGATTGATTAATATTACCACCTTTGATATCTCCTTTATCGTCTCTTCTGAAGTCATACGGTCTAGCACTAGCATTAGTATAGCTATCTACAAACTCTTTCTAATTTTTAGTAAGAGAATTATAGAAGGCATCTTCTTTCTGTTTAGTAGATAAAGCCTCTATAATTTCATTGTCGCTTAAATTAGGATGAGCTTCGCTGTATAAATCACGTAGAATAGAGTTTCTGAATATACTTTTTAATTCGTCATAATAATCAGAACCAAGCATATTATCAGCAAGATGCATTACTGTTACTTTAGTATCATTCTCAGCCGGATTATCCCAGATAGTTCTAAGATTAGTACCAGTAGATAATACAGAAGACAAACGTTTAATCTTATCAACATCTTTACCAGTTATAACATCAATAGAATCTCCTTGTTCGGTCTTAAATTTAGACTTCTTCCACTTATAATAAGCAGGATCTCCTGTAAAACACTTCT